GACTGCGGTGTAGAATGCACCGGGTCGATTAAAGAAACACTGATTACAACCAATTGGGCACTTCCCCGACTGCGGGATGCAGTCGAAGATGTTGGTTTCAACTTGCTTTGGGTTACGGATCGTCATACGTAATCCTCCTGCTGGCTGTCCAGCATCACGGAGGCGATAACCCGCACGCTCTTGTCCGCCAGCTTGCCCGCCAGATGCACGAGCTTACCGGCCCAGTAGATGGTGCGAGCCGAGTCGCCACCCCGCGTGGCAGCTTCCAACTCGCCAAGGGCGGCGAAGACTCGCAGACCGAACTTGCTGGTGACGGGTTCAAAATCGGCGGAATACGTTGTACCTTTACTCACAGGGCACCTACCATTTCAGGTTGAAGGACTTTGGGGAAATGGTCCCAGTTCACGGGGAGACAGGGACCGAGGATGCGGACACGTTCGGCTTCCTCTTCCCACCACAGCGGCGACTCAGCAAAGGCGTCGAGGTAGCGGCGGGCGAAGTAATCGGTGATGCGGGCCTGGGCCTCGGACGCATCCAGCACAAGGCGTCCGCGATTCAGGACAAATTCGGAGCACGCGATCTTCCCTGACAGGAAGTTGATGCCCTTCTCTGTAACGCGATAGTCCAGTGCATTGTGTGGCCCGTCCTTCTCGATCAAGTCGAAGTGGACGAGGTAGCTGTAATTCGAGGAGAAACCACGAGCCTGCTGGGGCTGAACGCGCGGGAATTGGGTCGGGTATCGTATCCACTCCAGCCCGAGATAGACCTGCTGTTGCTCCAGGGCGATGAGGAAGAGGACCATGCCCATGTCCAGCGACGTTTTGTTCGCCAGCCGGACCGACTCGTTCCAGGGCGTTACTAGCTTCTCGCCTGCTTCCCGGACGATCTCGGCACAGGCGGCCAACTCGGCGCAGTCGTTGCCCAGGTACTTCCAGCCCCGGTCATCAATGAATTCGACGGGGTAGGGGAACTGTTTTGTGGTCAACTTGCTCATGATGCGTTCCTTGGGGTGATGATGAGTTCGCGGTCTTCTTGCTTGCTGCCGCCATTTCCGGCATGCGACATGGTTTCGATGTGCTGCTGCCGATAAAGGGCGAAGACATCCGTGTGGTTGTCGTAGGAGAGTACCCAGTTCCGTCGTTTGCTCAAACTCGCCGCCAGCCAATCGTGCCCCTCGGCGAAGGAATGCTGATAAAGTGCCGGTCCCTGCGCGATGTAGGGCGGGTCGAGGTAGAACACGAAATCGTTGAACTTCTCGCCCATATAGGCGTCGAAGCCCTGGCAGCCGCAGCGGTCGCCGTAGAGCTTCACGCTGGTCAACAACCGATGTGCCTCTTCCACGTCGGCAATCAGCCGCTCGCCGTTCCAGCGGCAGCCAATCTTGTAGTTCCCGGTCTGTGCCACGCCTCCCTGGGGACCGCCCATGACCCCGCGACCGCCGTGTGAGAGCCGGTTCACGACGATTGTGTCGAGGGCGGAGCCACGGTCGGCACGGACCCGTTCCTTCGCGGCAACGAACTCCGGCACGCTGGGTTGGAAGTTGGCAATATCACGCTGTAGCCGCCGGGGGTCATGGATCACGTTGTTCCACAGCACGGCGATGGAAATGTCGAGGTCATTGATGAGGAGTTGCTTGATGAGGGTCTCGCCAGTCGTGTGCTGCTCCTTGAGCAGGGCGAACGTGATGCCGCCGCCGCCAAAGAAGAGTTCACCGAACTTGCCACAACTTGTGACAAGCTGCCCCTTGATCGCTGCGATAATCCGCTTTGCCAACGCACCACGACTTTTCCCACCCGGATAACGTAAAAGCATTTTGAGTCCCTTAGTTGTTGTCTGTTTCTCCACTAAGAGAGACGTAAAAGGCGCGGACTGGTTTTGACAGTTGCATTTTTTGGCGTATGCTTGAGAAACTCAGGAGGTTCAAATGAATGAATTGACTACTTTGTTTGTTGATTACTTGCACGTCGGCGATCTGCTTGCCGATCCGCATTTTGCCGCCCATGTATCGCATTTATGCGGCCTCCAATTTGAAAATAAGGGATCGGCGGTAGATAGCTGTTTTCGAGATCGTTCGGAGTTTCAAGGTGCCACAGCCGGGTTGACAAATACATCTCACTGCTGTATGATTAAGCGTGTTTCTTGAACTCAAACGGATAGGAAAACATGGCAAAAATAGTGAAGCGAAAAGAACTCGGGACAACCAAGCCGACAAAGCCCAAGCCACCAGCCGAACTGAATCCGGTTTCTCAGTTGTTTCTTGAGCACGTAATGCGCATCGGTCCCGTTCTCGATGCACAGCGTCAGTGGCTACACGAAATGGACCAGGGCATTGAGGCAGGCGAAGCGTCCTTCCATCTAATGGCCGTAATCAGCAGGGAGATATTTGTCTTCGCCCACAAAATCGACCTTCTCGCCGTGACGCACAAGTTACTGGAAACCTAAAACAGGCTCTCGACCGCTGCATCCCATGCTGCGTGGGCCACTTCCCGTAACTTGACGGACTGGTCTTCGTCGTCGGATTCGTCGTCGGATTCGATGGCGGGACCGTTGGATGTCCACCACTCGTCGAACTCAACACCGAAGTCCAACTCGTTCGGTGCTGCAACGAATACCCACGCCTTTTTTGCGTATTTCCTCGCCTCTTTCCACCACTCGTTAAATCGGAACATGATCTCGTCACGACACTGAGGACCACAGCAGCCGCACATAATGCACTCCTTGATTAGACACCTACGGTAAAAAGTTTCTCGACACGGTTAATCTTGCCGCCACCCTTGGCGTTCATATCCGTTCGTACTGGCTTCTCCCAGATTGCGGTCGCCCACTCGGGGGCTGTATACTCGGACACCAATACGATTGAACGTCGTGAGTATTCTCGTACCCACTTCCAAAAGTCGGCAGACTTGAAGGCACCTACTGTAAATCCGGTCGTGCCTTCGTAGGGCGGATCGCAGTAGATCAGCCCGGCGTCTTCGTCGTAGTCTGCATAGTTCTGAACGTCGAACCGCACCCCTTTGATCTTGGGTGTCAACTTGGCAAGACTTTTCTGTGCGTTGCCAGCATAGTTGCGACCCGTCGCATCGCGTGCATAGCCGCCGAAAAACTTACCCGAATTGCTGCATCCGAAGCCAGCAAACGCCCGCAAAGCACTGGGTTCTACTTTTTTCAGATTGTTGTACTCTTCCTCAGTGACGGTCATCGGCCCGTTCCAGCCCTTCGCCACTGCCTGTAGCAAGAGGATCACATCCACCTTTGTGTCGGCCGCCGTTCGTTGTGATACCTTGACTTCGGCACCGACATTGAACATGCCGCAGAATGGCTCGTGGTAGGTCGAGACCTGATAGCGATTGATAACCGCCGACAGTTCCTTCGCCAATCGTGCTTTACCACCAAAGTATCTCATCTACGTCGCTCCAAAACGAACACCCTCATTGCACGACTGCCCTTCTCTGGCTCACGGACATAGAACCACTCGTCGATCAGCCGATAGTTGTTCATAATGTCCACGATCCAGTTGCGGGTTGGATCGAGTTCGGGATCACGTTCGGTGTCCTCCACCGATCCGTAAACATCCATTGCATGTATTTTCCACTTGCCCGGTTGATTGCGAAAATTCTTTATTCCCTGGAGGGTGATGGTGATGATCTCAACATTGGCCAACGCATTCATGCGTCTGAAATCACGGTCCTTGGTTGGCGAGGCTGGCCCCATTAGGTCAATGTTCGCCAGCCGGTAACGGCTTCGAGAAAACTCGTCCGATTGAATGAACTGCGATAACGAGCCCGCGAAATTGTTGGCCCGGAGCCGGGTTTTCTTGAACTCTGACAAAACATCGGTTTCACGTTCGATATTCGTGATCTCGGCATTAGGACAGATTTCGAGAATATGCCTGACGCAGTGCCCTTTGGCCGCTGCAAGCGTGATAATCTTTTGGGTGCCGGTTTGCCGTTGCTTCAGATACTTCAGCCCGCGCTCACGGGCCGCCTTCTTATTAGGCGTGTCATATTCAATCTCTGCTACCACGTCATGGAGATCTTCCGTCCCTCTTCGCACAAAACGCTTGGGTCTACCGGCCTCTTTATTTCGATCGCAAACCAGCCACCGGCTCTTGAATGACGACCTGCCGAATAACTTTATGCCGCCGCCAATGACCGTTCCTCGCACCGATTCGGTGTCATATTTGGTCAATTTGCTCAGGTGTTCAAGTAAATCCGTCTGAGTGACGGTGTTCTTTTTGGTTCGCCGCATAAATTGCTCGGCGCGCTTAACCATGCTCAAGGGGCGTTTTGTGCGAGTATTTGACATAATTCAGGTCGGGGTCAGAGTTATGAAGCGAGGAGGGAGGCTAGTTTGTAGACCAATACGTCCGTATTCATGCCATTGACATAGCCATAGAAATCTATCATTTCATAGTCCGGTTCCATCCAATCGGTGATGCACGCAACATGGGGATTCTCGACACCCGCGTACTCCAGTCGTAGAACATCTTGTACGGTGCCGCTACCACCCCGGAAACCATCCATGTGTTGGGCGGTCACGATCACAACGTCCACATTCTTGAGCCTGCGGATCGTCGTCAGGTATGTTTCCATCCTTGTTGAGGCGTACCCCACGGCGTCGATGTTGGCCAATGACCAATGATGATCTTGGAAAAGTGGCCTCTGAACAAAAGCCTCTATCTGATCTTTGTAGTCCTGCGTCTCAATGCCGTGCAGTGCCTTGCGCGCCTGCCAAGCTCGCAATATAGGGGCACGCCGCTCGATATTCGTGAATATGGTGCGAGGATTACATTCCATCGCGGTCTGCACGCAAATTCCGGTCACGCCTGCCAGAGTCAGCATTCGTGGCGTGCCCTCGGTCGGAAGGTACAGTTCCATGATCTTCCGATACGTCTTCCATTTGTCCTTCGAGTCATACTTCAACTCCTGCTCAAGAACTGGGTCATTGGTCGTTTTCCTCCGGCGATGAATTGTGCGGCCGTTGTCGAGTGTCACTTTCTCCCACGCCGACAAGTACCAATCCGTAGCCATTACCGATCCAGGGCTATTTCCATCAAGTGTGCCGTGCAGCGCGGAACGGCTTTGTCCCGTGACTCTGGCTACTTCCTCGTGAAGGTCTACGTTGATTACTGGGTCTTGCCCAGACGAGATGGCTGCCTGAAAAAAATCAAAAGCGGCTTCGATTGCTGTCTTCATAGCTGGCTCACGGTGCGGTTCATTGGGTCTGGCAAGATAGTCGTAATTGCGAGGTGGTTGGTTGTTGGCGGTTCGCGGAATTCTTATTCCACGTCTCGACGACGCCAGAAACGTGCCTCTTTTGGGATGCCATCATCGGACAACTCTCGGTACTTGAACGTCACGACCTGGCCTAATCGGAAGCACTGGCCCTGGAAGTGCGCGGGCATATCCACGCCAGGGTGCTGGGCGGCATAGACGTACATCTCGCCCGTATCGAAGGCCCGCTCGGCGTCGGTCAGGCCGGAGAGTTCCAGCCGTTTGCCGTCATAATCGACAATGAGGGCACCGATCATGCCTTGCAGGCGGCTACCCTTGAGGGTCTCCCGACCGCTGGTGAAGCCGATGATCCGCCCCTCGGCGTCGGAGAAGGGTTTGTACTTGAGGATTCCGGCGTGCCGCTTGGGGGTCCAGGTCGCCCAGGGATCACGTAGCACGACGCCCTCACCGCCGGTCGCCAGCACGGCGTCCATCTGCTCAGTCAGCACCCGGCGGGCCTCGGTCTCATCCTCGGGCAGTTTGACCTGCTTGCAGAGGTAGCAGTGGTCGCTTTGCGTTTCGATGGCTTCGGAGAGGAACCGTAGTTCGTCAGTGAAGGTCGCGTTCGGACCTAAGAATCGGAAGTCTCCCTCAAAATCCTCCAACCGATCCTTCATCCATGCCTCGGTATTGGAGAAATCCATGCGCACAGTCATGTTGGCGTTCTTGATCTGGCCGCTGCCAAAGACAGCACTGACGGGCGGAGCGGAGTAGACGATGTAGCCGATGTCGCGGAAGCGTTCGTCGGCCTCATCACCGGCACAGATCGACCGGCACTTCTGGAAGTTGCCCCGCCCGGCCCACAGTTCGCCGTCGAGGAGGCAGGAGGGAAGCTGGTTGAGGAACCAGTCAGGGGCCATGATCGGATTGCCGTAGCGGCTCCACAGACCGGTGGCAATCGGTTTGATCTTGGCCTTCCGCTTGCCTGTCTTGGGGTCCAGGACGCTCGCCCAGGGCACGCTCTCGGTCGGCTGCCCACGGCTCAACCCGCCGTCCCAGAAGCAGCGGGTGCCGTCCCACTTCTCGCTGACGAACATGCCGCCGATCTCGTAAGCTAGATTGCCCTTGCGGTCCCGCTTGTCCAGGTCCAGGGTCTCCGCCAGTTGGAGAAATTCGCGTCGTAGGGATTGTGCCATGTTGGTGCTCCGGATTAGAGGGAAAAAGCGGCTCGTAAGAGTTGTTCCACGCGATCCACTTCGCGGCGGACGTTTATACGACGCTCGATCTGGACGGGCCTGCTCATTACAATCAGGCCCGGCGTCCAGGCGGCGTGCTCCAAGTAACGGGCGTCGATGAATTCAACGGTGTGGGACATGGTGTGGGACATGGTGTGGGACATGGTGGCGGTCTCTCGTGTTGGTGTTCTGTTGCTCCATGAAGAGAGACGAGGATTCTTTCTGGCTGGTTTTCAGTTTTTGGAATTTTGTAAACCAGTCTTGGCCAGCACCCGCCTGTATAGGTCTTCCTTCATCACATGAAGCGAGGAGATGGGCATATTGACGGCTGCCGCGATCTCCTTGAGTTTGTAGCCCTGCTCGCGCATCCTGACGAAGGTCCGCTCCTCGTCGCACCCGCAGCATGCCTGGATCAGGTCACGCAGGTCATAAACGTCTTCTTCGCTCGGGCAGGCGCAGGTGTCCGGGTCCACGCCGGACACAGCACCGACGGTGATTCGCTCGCCGTTTGCCATTGCCTCACGCAGGGCGTCACGCGGGATATAGATGACGTTCTCGGTCTCAGCCAGAATGCCCAGTTCACGGATGGTCGAGACCCGCATGTAATCGACCGGTGCCCCCATCTTGTCGCCCACTTTGGCAATGCGGTCCACGGCGTTCACCAGCCCGATAAACCCGGCACTGGTCAGGTCATCTCGCAGGAATTCATACTGCGGGAAGAAATGGATATAGGAGTCCACCTTGGAGATTACCAGCGGCATGTTGCCTTCGATCATCTGCTGGCGGGCGTCCTCATCACCCGCAGCAACCTTGGCTATCAAGGCCAGATTCTCTTCGACGGTCAAAGGGGCGGACATTTGCGACACGAGTTCCGAGTTGTAGTTGCTCACAGTTGCACTTTCGTAATGGGGTCGATGCGCCAGGCGCAGAAGGGGTGAAAAGAGTGACGATCAAGATCGAGGTAGCTGTACTCGCCGTTGTCTGGGTCGAAGATGCGACCGTGGTCGTAGGCGACCATGTGCCCGCAGTACGAACCCACGCCTTCGATCACGCCTTGGGTGGTGGCGAGTGCCGTGAGAAAGCGATCCTCGCCTCGGGCGGGTGCGAGGATGGCGTAGGTCTGGCCGGTCATCGTTTGCGAAACGGGACAGGCTTCGATGGGCGTCACGGCGAAGCCATGACGCAGACAGAGGTCGATCATTTCCTGGACGTGATGCCCGCGACGACCGCCGGGGAGCAATTCGCCGCCGTCATGCCCGATCTCCGCGATCACCTGTGCCACAGGGATGCCCAGCACCATCGCAAACGAGGTCGGCACACACTGCCAGTTTTCTGGCTTGGGAAGAAGTTCCATAACACGTGCGCAGGGTCTCTGCGCAGACTTTCAGACAAGGGGTTACTTGGAGCGGGTTAAGCCGAGCGGCTATTCAGATTGGCTAATCAGATTGGCTAATCAGATTCGCGGCAGAGTTCATCGAGCATGGCGTCGATGTCCGCACGAGTTGGTATCTTCCAACCCGCTTTGGCGTAGTCACGCCAGTTTGGTTTGCCGAAGAGCTTCTTGTATTGCTCCTCGTCGGCGGCAGTCAGTATCCAGATACCCACACCGTAGGCATCGAGCACCGGCCACTTCTGCTTCTGGGCCTTTGTGAAGCTGTATTTCAGTGGTTGTTTCACGTCGATCCAGCGGATGCCCCATTTCGGATGGGCAATGAAAAGGTCGGGCAAGCCCATTTGCAGGGCGTTGCCGATGATCCGCTCGACGTGCCAACCACGGGCACGCAGGTACTTGATGAGGGCGGCCTGTATTTTGAATTCGGGACCGTGGGCGGCTTGGCGTATCTTTCTCATGCTGGTCGCCCTTCCGGGAAGTTGAGGTAAGCGTCAGGTCCAAAATGTTCTAAAGCCAAGATGTCGTAAAACCTCGCAGCCGCTTCTTCAGTCGGTAGTGCAGGGGAGCGAAATTGGTCACCAAAGCTGCGTAACGTTGCCACATAAGACTTTCCGTGCTTTTGTACACCGCGAAAGCGTCTACCCTTTTTGGGGCCTTGGGTCAGTGCGTTCTTACGATGTACCGGGCTGCAAGCCCTCCGCCGCTCGATGCCCCTCTCTCCACTCCACATGTCTAAGGCATCTTGCCGTGTCCTTCCGCGACCCCCGGCTAAGCAGTTGTATAAGGGACCAGGCTTATCCTTACTGTTGCGTCTACCTACGGCTTGAATGAAAAAGTGCTCCCAAGTGTAGGCGGTCACATCGTCAAGACCCGTGAGAAGCCTGCGTACAACGGGCAGAGCCCGGCCTGCCGGAATCATGTCCAGGTACTCGTAGTAGCCTGGATATGATTTACCTTCACGCTCGCACTGCTTCTTAACACCCTGGCGATACCCAGCATGGAAGTGCTCGGCATCCCGGTCGTTAGTTCCTTTGCCGATGTAGAGCGGCACGCCAGTGACGGGATCAAAATGGCCATAGACATAACACTTCATGCTGTCACCGCCCGAATCTTCACAGTGTCGGCAGTGCCGTGCTTGTCCGCCCAACTTCCGGCTCCACGGCACCAATCCATACCGATCAAAGGAACCTGGGCACGGAAGGACTCCACGCCCGCCCTCACGACCTCGACGATCTTGTCTTGTAGCTCGGGCTTGGCGACGGTCAAAATCTCGTCATGGACATTTATCAGCGAGATTTGCAGTTCACCGATCCCGGCGGGCTGCAAGTCCCACAGCTTCCGTTGCACGTTCTTGGTGATCTGGGCTCCAGGGCTTTGGATTTCATGGTTAGCCGCTGATCTCATATTTGATGCCTGCATGGCAAACGCTGCCCCGTAAAGGGCGGAGGCGACAGCACCGCCAGCGGTCTGCACGCGATCCCTTCTGACCACTTTCACCTTGGCGTTGGCCCAGTTCTTGGGCGGCTTCCTGGCCAGATCGAAGAGGGCTTTGCAAATCTTGTTTTCCAGGGTGTAATACCGACGATAGCCGAGGAAGGACTCGATGTAATCGGCGGGGTCCGCCCAGACAACTGCGCTGCCCAGCCCGCCCGGCTGCTTCATCGGGCAGAAGGCGTTGAAAGTCTTCTCACGAGCCTTGGGAATGCCGGGGTACTTGCGGAAGAAACCCTCCTCAGCCTTCTTGGCCACATCAGGGGCAATGCCGAACTTGTTCACGAGCGTCTCCCAGTTGCCGCCGTACACCATGCCGAAGAAGCCTTGCTTGCCTTTGGTGTATTTGTCGCACTCGGTATCTGCGGAGTCTAAGATGTCCTGATAGGTGCAGCCAGGATAGAGTTCCATGCCGAAGAGACCGTGAATCTTCTTGCCCGAGCAAAGGTCAGCACGAAGACCCGGATCGTTGTACACGGCGTCCGCCAACGACACCTCGAAGCTGGCAAAGTCACCAAGGCTTAGGACGTAGCCCGGCCAACTGAGCGGGAACATCTTCCGCACTTCTTCGGTATGCTTAATGCCCTGGGCGTTCAAACCATCGGCCCCGGACATACGCGAGGAAAGGGTGCCAATCACCACGAAACTGGCGTGGAACTTGCCCGCCAGGAGGAGCTTCTCATAGAGTTCCACTTCCTTGGCGGCCGTCTTTACGTCAAGAATCTTTTCTGCTCGCAGTGCCGCCGGGTGGCGACCGGCACGCACGGTGCCCGAACCACCGCAGCGGAGGCAGTTGGGGTCAGTCTCAAACGTGCAGAGAGTGCAGGGCTCGTCGGCGGCGATTTCCCAGCCCTTGACCGCCTCGATGTTCGCTTTCTTGGTGGACTCCTCCAGGATGATGCACTCCATCTCATCCATTGCGGCGGTGATGTATTTGCGGACCTCGGGTGGCTTGTTGATGTTGACCGGGGCACCGTCTATGACCGCCTGGGCGGACTCCAGGAGGCTGGTCATGCCGGGCTTGTCAATTGTGAAGCCCCGCCAACGCACGACCGGGACCATGCAGGCCAAGGTCGAATCGTCGTCGCCCGGCGTCGGATCGCCGAAGTGGTGACATAATGCACGGGTGTATACTATATCGTCTTGGGCATATTCGCGGGCATCTTCCCGTGTCGCCCAGTGGTCGATGAACTTGGAGATCACGCCCGGCCACGCATAGCCCTTGAGCTTCTCTTCGCCGTTGGACGTGTGCCAGACTTCCCAGTTCTTCTCCGGGGTGGAAATGGCTAAAGCGGTGGGCGCATAGCCTAACTCGATGGGTCGCCAAGTGGTGGAGGGCTCGACATCACGATAGTGGAACTTCGGCTTGAGACCCATCGCGTGCTCGGCGAGGTACTTGAGACCTCCGGCTGGGGAAAAGCGCAGCACGACATCCTTGAAGTCGCGGTCGAGTTCGCCGAAGTTGTTGTGACGGTCAAAGACTTGCCATTTGGGAGCGTCCTGGTCTGCCGACCGGGCGAAGAAGATGGAATCGAGTTGGATACGATTCTCTAGCTCTTTAGCGAGCGCAGGGGCCAGAATGGAAGGCACCCGCTTGATGCGGATGTCCTCGCGGGCCATGAGAGCCTGATAGGTTGTCTTGCGGCTGTGGAGCATGAGGTCCAGGGCCGCAGCAGGCTTGAGGCAGGGACCATCTTGAGCGGCGGGCTCAAGCATGGCGATCTCGTTGATGTGTTCTTGCGGAATCCAATCTGGATTACAGAGCCGGAACGTCGTGTAGGTCTTGACGGACATAAAGTGGTCAAAACTGAGATTGAAACCGACGACGCAATGCTCGCAGTACCATTCGAGCAGGGTCAGCGTCTTACGAATGGGTTCCCGCCACAGTTCGTAGAGCGTGATTGGGCCTTCCTCCACGGCATACTGAAAGAGGACAGGGAAGCCGTGAAGGCCACATGTCTCACTATCCCAATAGAGCCTATTCATTTGTTTCCTTCTTCCAGGAGGTCAGCGTCAACAAGTTTCGAGCGGGCTTCACTTGCAGCCTTTAGACCGGCGGACATCCCGGCGGTATCGCAATCGGCTGCGGACTCAATAAACACTTCGTAAGCCAGTGCGAGTGACTTCCAGGTCTCAAGTTGTTTAGGGATAGTCATAATTAACTTTCAAAAGAGGCCCAGCACCTTGCACGCCTCCCGCCAGCCACGGCGGGAATATCGTTACAGCCGGGCTACGGCAATCCTAGTCACCGGTCGTGCAGTTATAGGTTCAACTCCCTACGGAGCGTCGTGCTGGGCCTCAGAATATGTCGTATTTCCAACCCGGTCCCGAAACAGTGGCAGTGATGACCGGACCAGAGAGGAAGTCACCATTGCGGAAATGGAGTAACATGCGCATTGTCCGACCAATCCAGTTGTCAATGCTGACCTTGCCATCGAGTACATAGACGCCCTTGACGTACTGACCAATCACCGTGCCCCGCAAAGCAGGCGTCGTGCCATAGACCTTGATGAGCTTTGCCGCAGGGTTCAGCACCTCAATGTCGAAGAGGCTGTTGTCAGTCTCGACGAGGATACGATGCCCAGCCTGTTGCTTGGTGATGTCGATCCCCGGCTGCTTCTTGAGGGCGGCGAGGGCTTCTTCAGGCGTCGGTAGTTGTTTGTGCATCTTGTTCTCCACTAAGAGAGACGAGCTTCTTTGCTGGCTGGTTTTTGATTTGTTCTGCCTTGATGTCCCGTAGCAGGTCGGTGTCGCTGATCTCGCGCATGACCCACGCCAGGGCACGGGTCGCCAGACCACTCACCCCGGCGTCGAACATGGTGAGCACCATCCGGCTGATGGCTTCCTTGCTCCGCCGGAACTTGAAACGCTGGTTGTACTTTTCCAGCAGTTGCGGATTCGTCGCACCCAGGGTTCGCGCCTTGGAGGCGGCTTCGGCGATCAGCAGTTGCTCTTCCGGGGTAGTCTCCGGACCCATCCGCTCAATCGTTGCAGCCGTCACAAGCCCTGCCGCCGCCATCTCCTGGATAGCCTCCGGTAGGGCGAGCAGGCGGAGCCGGGCGGCTACCCACTTGGTGGGCCTCTTTAGCTCTTTGCTGCCCTGGCGGAGTGAGACCCCCTCGGGGTATATCCGCTGAATGGCGCGAGCCTCCTGGAGCATGTTTAGGTCTTTCCGCTCCAGGTTCTCGGTGAGATTCAGCAAGCGGGCCTGATAATCGGAAAGACCGCTACGAATCATCGCCGGGATGGTCGTCCACTTCAGGAAGAACTCGACTGCCCGGAAGCGTCGGTGCCCGGCCAGTAGGCGATAGGCGTAGCCCGTCAGATTTACGTCTGACGCAGGCTGCACGACGACCGGAAAGTCCAGCCCCTTATCGCCGATGCTGGCTGCCAGATCGGCGACCGACTCCAGCGTGAACTGCCCACGGCAGTTGAAGTCGGAGTCGTTATAAATGTCTTTCAGCGGCAGATCGAAAACGTCATATTGCGCGAGTCGTTTTGCCATTACAATTGAGTCGTGTTCAGGATGGGTCTGTTGTTGTCCCAGGTGAAGACGCTGGCTGAGGCACCGCCGATGTAGACGAAGGTATTGGCGTGGCAGCACCACGAGCCAGAGTTGCGATACCAATCGCCTCGGGAGCCGGGGGTGTGGGTGTGCCCGCCGACCACAATGTTGCACTCGCCGCTATCGACATAGCTCTTGAGCCCGTTGATGAGTTGGCCATCGCGGGGTGGCTTGTGCCAGATACGCTCGTGCCAGCCCACCAACTTCTCAAGCACGCCGATGGAAAGCTCCTCGACCGTGTATTTACCCTTCATCGGACCGCCGTTGCGGTCTTCTAAGAGGGCGGTGATGATCGCCGTGATACGTCCGAGCCCCGGCATGTCAGCGGCACAATACTTGTCGCTTTCGTGACCGTGGCAAATCCGGACCTTGAGCTTGCCGTCATCCAGGGTGATGGGACCACGCATCCGGTCGAAGAACGGTCGATTCAGGAAGTCTGCACCGACGAAGTGCAACAAATCAACATCGTGGTTGCCAAGGATGTAGACCGCCCGCATTCTATCGAGGCGTGCGAGCAGGTCTTCGTAGTGCAAAATACTTTTACTAAAATTGCACTGCCAGAGGTCGAAGAGGTCACCGGCGATAATCAGCCGTCCGCCTTCGGATTCCACGAAGTTGAGGAAATTGTTGAACTGCTTGGGACGGTCGCCGTAAGCAAAACGATCCCTAGGACCGCCATCGCAAAGGTGTAAATCGGAGACTACGAAGACGTGCATTTTGGTACCTTACTATGTTTGACGATCACATCATCCTTGCAGAACTCGAAGCCCAGCCACGTCCAGTAGACGATGAAATGCAACTGGTGCTGGGCATCCCAGGTCAACCGCCGCTTCAGCATCGGTACGAAGGTTTGGAGCAGGAACAGCGTGTTGGCGAGATGCGTGATGCCGGTGAAGAGAAGACGAAACATGAGACACCTTTCACGTTGAGCAAACTCCGGGGAAGGATTCGGACCTTCGACCACGCGATCAACAGTCGCGCGCTCTACCGCTGAGCTACCCCGGATCGACGATTAGAAGTATTCGTTGTTGTCGAAGTCTTCATCGAAATCCATGCCGACCATGAGGGCAGTCTCCTCGGAGCCTTCCGGCGCGATCGGGACCAACTCGATGTACCAGTCCTGGCAGATGCCGGTCACTTCTTCCAGGTCGGCTGCCGCCGCCAAAGCACTCTCACGCTCGGGGTAGATGCCGACGTTGACGATCACGTCCGAGTCGTCGTCCTCGTAGGTCAAGAGCCAAAGGCCGGGGACTTCGCCGACCCTGCCGGTGTTGTCCGAGGAGATACTGTCGTAAGTGAACTCAGTGAACTTGAAGGGCTTCTTCATGGCAGTCTTTCTAAAAGGGTTGGGGAAAAGGTTCAACGATGGGTATGGCCACCACCGTGTGGGGCGGGAGGTGGCTCCGGTCGCGGTTGCGGTCGCGGTCGCGGTTGCGGTTGCGGTCTTGGTTGCGGTCTTGGTTGCGGTTGCGGTTGCGGTTGCGGTCTTGGTTGCGGTCGGGGCTCCGGTCTTGGTTGCGGTCGGGGCTCCGGTCGGGGCTCCGGTCGGGGCTCCGGTCGATGCGGGTATCGCGGGTCCACGATGATCGGACCGGGGTGGTGTGGATAACGCGGATCGACGATGATGATCGGCGGATCGACCCGTGGCACCGGGCGGTAGAAGATGAAACGCGAGCCGTAGATCACGTCGTAGAACGTGTTGTCCCGTAGCACGATCCGCGAGCCGAAGGGCGGGAACTCGGGGAACTCCGGGATCAACCCGTTATCAAGCTCCGGCGTCTCCAGCACCGCACCATTGGGAATTGCGTAGGTCACCCCGCCCGGCGTGATGATCCGGGTGTAGTCCGGGATGAAATAGGTTGTCGCCATTGCCGGGGTGGCAAATAGCATCAGAAAGAAGAATAGGTACTTCATGGTGTCTTTCATGGGTTAAACCCGATTCTGGTAGGCAAATTCTTTGAAGTATTTTCGGGCCGCCTCGTTGTAGGCACTCGCGGCCGCGAGTTTTCCAGTCTCGGTGCCTGGGAATCGCTGGTAGTAAACTTTCTTTTGCATGGACTTCAATTGGGCAAGCCATTGCTTACGTTCAGAGTCCCAGGACACGCCCTTAAACCCTGATTTGTTGTTCACTTGCGGTCCGCGATTGCTCCCATTCTCGGAGCGGGTAGCCACCCGCAGGTTTCGTCGTTGGTTGTCGAACTTATCCTGATTCGCATGATCTATCCGACCAATCAGCCCACATCGGGATGCAACCACATCCTGCATCTGAATCATGGCCGTACCACTACCGTCAGACTCTCGCCGATGCCGCATGGCATATTGTCCGCCCTTACCGGCATACCAACTCCATTGCATTAGGTGTTGATAGTCGCAATCGTCTACCAGGGCCTCCTTGCCCTTTGTCAATGGAATTCGTCTCATACTTGTAACGGCCCTATCTCTCGGCCGCCGTCGATCAAGTAGCGACTTGGTTCCCTGGCCTCGTTCTCGGCCTTCAGCTTCACATGTAGCCTCCACGAAACACCGTACTTAGGGTTGACGCCGTGGAAGAGTTGTGTCGGATCGCGGTAGCCCGCCAAGGCGTTGTAGGCAAAGGGGTCGGTGCCAACCCACGATCCGTTGACCAACAGTTCGCCGTCAATATCTGACAGACTAGCGGCGCAATGATGGTGTCCTGCAACTTGGTATCGTGGTCGCCTTCCAGTCATCGCACCTAGAGCGATCAAGCCCTTTTGACGCCGGACCATGCCATACCAGGGCAGACCCCCATTGCCCTTCACGTCGTCGCCGTGCGAGACGTTGAAGCCGACCCCGTTGATGTCGATGTTCGCCGACCAGGAATCCGGAATGAGGAAGTTGGCGTTCTCAATTGACTTGCAATGCAGCCGGGCGACCTCAGCGACGAGGGCATCCCAGTTCTCCAGGGCACCGTTGTAATCCTTCTTGACCGTCCGCCGACCGTGGTTGCCGGAGAGGTAGAGCACGTTGACCCGCTCGAAATAGGGAGCGAGGTCGCGGATCATCAGGGCGTGCAGTTGACCGATAGCAAGACAATTGCGGAATTGATTCCGGTAGTACGACCGCTCCGATGCCTTGTGAATCTCCCCGCTGGTGTGGTCGCCGTAGGCGAGAACCCATAGCGTGGGGAAGGAAAACGTGGCGGCCAGCGTCTTCTGGGTCCAGTCCAGCACCGTGTCCACGTACCTTTCAGCACGCACGCACGAGATGGGGAAGTCGTAAGTCTCCAGCCCGCCGACCGTTTCCGGACGGACCACTTGATCGTGATGCCCGTCGCTCAGGTGCAGTACGCAGTCTTCGATGATCTTCGCCTTGGGGCGAGGTGCGTACAGCGACGGTAACGCTGAAAAAGGCTTGATGCGGGTCTCCATTTCACTCGTGATCGCCTTGAACAATCCGGCAATCTTCGCGCCTGCCTTCACCTTACGTCGCTCCCGGTTCCGCTCCTCGGTTAGGTGGACGATCTCCGCCTCAAGCTCCATGACTTTGGCGTCAGTGGGATCATAGTCGGGAATCGCTTTGTGCTGACCGCCCATCTGCTTTGGCATGGGGGCCTCACCATCTGGCCACTCCACGTCTTTGTGGGCGCGGCCAGTGGCGATGTCGCTCACAATTGAGCGTGAGACTTTGAACTTCTTAGCGATCTGCGGTTGGTTCATACCTGCCGCAATCGCCGCCTTGATGTCGGCGACTTTCTTATCGGAGATTTTCGTCATGGGTGTCTTTCAAGAGGAGAGCCGGGGCGGGATTACTCCCGCCCCGGCGAGTTGCATGATCGTCAGATGCCGAAGTAGAGCCGGACGGCGTTTATACACGCTCGGATTGCGGGCATGATGCTGGCTGTCTGCGGCCACTTCTCCGTGCCATCCGTCAGACTGACCGGCTGGGTCACCTTGATGCTGGGGTCCACTGCCCACTCGACGCCCATTGACTTGGCCCAGGGGATGATGCGACGTACCGGGACGATGAAGTTCAGGCCCGCACCGCCGCCACGGGTGAGCATCCCCGTGTAGGTGCCGTCTTCCAGATACATGCCGCCGCCAGACGAGCCGGGGTAAGCCATCGTGGAAGTCTGATCGAAGAGCTTGCCGTTCTTAATCAGGTCCACGTCGGTCTGCGAGATGCAGCCGTGGCTCACCGAGTTGTACAAGCCCTGCGTGCAACCGACGTGGATCAATGGTGTACCGATCTCACGCAACTCAGCGGTCAGGTCGAACTTGGCACTTACGGTCAGGGGGCGGAAGTTATCTTGCAGAATTTCCAGGAGGGCTAGGTCTTCACCATCTTCCGGGTCGCTGTAGGCGATGACCTGTGCTTCGACCGTCGAAGTGCCGATGAGCTTGCCTTTATAGCGGTATTCCTGATAGACCCTGGGGTGCTTGAAGGTCTTATTTCCCTTCATCATCTCGCGGACAACGTGGCCCGCCGTCCAGACGTAGGTACGAGTCATCTCGCCGACTTGACGGGTCACAAGGGTGCCGCTGCCGCTGCCGCCCTCGACCTTGATAAGCACGCTCACGGCTTGCAGATCGGCAAGGATTTTGGCGGGCGGGGGCGTGTCCACCGTAGTGGCAAAGGCAATACTGGCAAGGAAAAATGCACAAAGAGACAGGATCACAGACTTCATGGTTGCAAAACTCCGGGTTGAAAAGGTTCAGACAAATAAGGTGTGCAAAAGCTCGACTTCGATCATGCTTTCGTATTCAGGGTCCAAGTCTACTTGCAGGGTCTCGAAGATTAGATGACCGACGAGTACGTCGTCCATCCAGTACGTATCTAGTACGACGCCTGCGTCAATCTGGACGAGGAGGCACTCCTCCTCAGACTCGGGCTGGTAACTGATGATTTTGAGCGGCTCCAGCCGAGCTTGGCGGGCGACCTTGCGGAGGCTCGCGTCGATAGCGGTGCGAGTCGGATTGTGACCCCACTTGCCGTTGTAGAAGCGAAGTTCATAGTTGGTAATCATGCTTGCTGCTCCTCGATCACAAAGGCTTCACCGTCTGAGGTGTCCCAGTTAATGCCATCCATGATTTCGCCCATTGTCATCAGTTCCAACTTGCGGTTGTCGCGGATGACTTCCAACACCCTCCGATCACTAGGTAGGTGGATTAAGTCCACGATCAGGCAGCCCCGGCTTTCGTCCATGCCTTTGCGATGGCAACGAGCCTCGCTTTGCAGCCGGTACTCGGGCTTGTAGGAATTTGACCAGTAGACGATCATGCGGGACTCCACCAGCGTCAGGCTCATACCTCCTGACTCCGGATTGGCGACAAAGGCCACTCGCGTGTGCTCCTTGTTCGCCCAGTAGTCCAGCGGCTCCTCGGTGACCGGCGTGTCGTCGTGCGGCAGGATTTGGAAGTTGCCTTGATCGCAGCGGACGACGTTCCACTTCTGCTGCTTCATCAACTTGCAGATGCGGTCTACACTGCCCGTGAAGCCAGCAAAGGTCACGATCCGTCCAGTCTCCTCGCAAGCGTCCATAAGTTCCTTGAGGGCATCCTCCTTGGGGCAAGGAAGCTCGCGTGTGGTGCGGACGATCTTGTCCATTTCGCATGTCCCGTCGCAGACCGGACACGGGACTCGTGACTCGACAAGTCGGGCGACTACTTCGTCTGGAAGCAGCGCGATGCCTGGATAGGAGCAGTTGTTGTCTTCCGGGTCGGTGTAGTTCACCACCGTGCCGTCAACGCAGTTCGTGCATCTCGTCTTGCCGTCCTTGGCCTCACGGTACTGGAAGCCGTCGCTCAACTCCCGCAGGAGGGTCATGCCCGTGATCGTGTTCGGAGCGGACTCCGAGATGGACTTGGCAACCCGCAGGATGCTCGCACTTGGTTTACAGATGATTTGACGATAGCGTTTCTCCGGCAGATTCAGGCACTCCTTGACGGTCTTGATGATGACCAGCCCCTTGAGCCGCTCGTGGAGGTAGGCGACCTCGTTGATGCTGGGCTTGAAGCCGTGGAAGGCAGCCGGATCGGTGAGGTCATCCAGGTCGTGCGGACCGTCCTCGCGGTATTGACCGCAGACGTTGCACTTCCGCTCGTCGTCTTTCCAGCCAATCCGCGTCTTGAAGGAGGCGGTTTCGGTCTGCTGATCGACCAGGAAGGCCAGGCGGGCCTCCATCGCCTTGCGGCTACCCTCACGCAGGAAACCAGGCCAGGCGATCTCGGCGGAACTCCACCAATCGACCGGTGTCTTGGGGCTCGGCGTGCCGGACATCTCGATCACGTAGCCGTTCTCCATGCCCCACTGCTCGCGGATCATGTCCGCCAGCCCTTGGGCGGCTTTGGATCGTTGGCTCGTGTCGTTCTTGAGTCGGCTGCACTCGTCGTAGATCACCCCGTGTGGCGGCAGTTTGCCCTCAGGCCACTCGTTGATGATGCGGACCAGCCCTTCGTAGGTGTAATACTTGATGTCGAATTTATCCACCGGGAAGTTCCATTTGCGGAACTCACGCTGGATGTTCGGCAGTGATGTCTTGGGTCCGACCCAGAACCAGTCGTTGAAGCCTGACCGCTCGATGACTTCCTGGGCCGAGAGGGTCTTGCCGCAGTTCTTAACAACGAAACCGTTAGCGACGAAGTTTCTGTGCGGGTCGGCGCATACAATGTCGTAGACATGGGCGGCACCGTCGCTCTTAACAGCCTTAACAGTTCCAATTCGAGCGGTAAAATCAACACGATCCCGGCCTCCTGACATATTCCTGAAGCCGATGCGCTTGGCGTGGAGGGTTTTGTGTGCGGCGTCCGACATTAGTTGCAGGTTTTCAAACCGGTTGTCATCTTTACGCCCATTGAGATGGTGAACCACCTCACCGTCGAGAAGGTATCGGCCGAGGTATTTTTCCATCACCAAAACATGTTCGTGCATCGTTCCACGATTGCCAGCGCGAGGATGAGTATGGCAGGGCAGCGCGATGTACTGCCCCACGTCGGATCGTGCTAAAGGTTCCCAATCGAGCGTATCTGAACTGTGAAGCCCGCTGACTAAAACCGGATCACCTTGTTTCAAACTGTCAGCCCGAATAAGATTCAGATCGGGATCATAGAACTGATGATCTGGAGTAACCCTTATTGTGAGTCCACTTAACAAAGTTACGGATACGACCGGCTGTACGCCCTTGTCCAGAACTCTGATAATACGGTTCAGTCGTAAGACATCGCCGCAGAGCGAGCGTATATACGTTGGGATTTCCAAATCCCAATAACGGGCCCCACTCCCTCCATCTGAGCCGCCGCCATTGAACTTGTGGTGCAACTCGGCAAGTGTCGTCGTAAAGCCCTTGCCCGCTCGATTCACATGAACTTTTGCACCACCGTCAATGCAGCCCATTTCCGCCGCCCACAACTGATAGTGGTAGGTCAGCCCGGCGTCGGACATGTGCTTCTGGTGCGGCATGAGGGGTCGCGTGTACTCGTGCTGTATGAGGTCGCGGTCGAACCAAGCGAACTTGTCCTCACCCATCAGCAGGGCTAGCTGGAAATTGTTCCGCTGACAATCCTCGACCGACCATTGCTTGATGGGATTCTCCGTCTCATAGCCGTGCCAGCGGGCACCCTTCATCGACTTGATCTCGTCCTTCAGACTGAATGGGGCGTCAACGAAGAAGATTTGCCCATCCCGCCGCTCGATGGTGCAGGGGATGAGGATGGCGCGACCGCTGCTGGTCGTGGTTTGAATCTTGATCTTTTCGATGGACATTATTGCTCACTTGGTTTGCGGACGATGAAGCTGTTGGCGACAATGTTGCGGGACTTGCAAGTGACCTCGAACACGTCTGTCATACCGGTCACTTCCACGCGGGCTACCTTGTCGTAGAGCGGGACGAATTCGACGAGCCCGCCTTTCCCGCTCACGGAGCCTTGGAGATTCGTATATCGCAATTTGCCGTTGGTCAGCAAAACGTCTCCGGGTCGCAGCAACTCGGCTGGCTTGAACACCCCGTGGTCCACGCAGACTTCATAGTTCGGCGTAAGCTGCACCGACTTACCCGCCTCCGAGGTGACGGTCACGACCTTCAGGATTCCGGTGTATCGAACGTCTTCGACGGGGTTCAAGCCCAGGATGTCGGTAATGAGCGACCTGATCCGGGTGGGGATGTTTACGTCCCAGGTGCGGTGCGCGCTCATCCCTCCGTTGAAAGTACGGAAGAATTCAATCAGGGTTGATTTGAAGCTCTTACGGGCTCGATTCAGGCGGACAACGGCATCGCCGCCCACGCCATAGGTTTCAGTGCTATAAGTTTCAGTAGTCATGTTTGCTCACTTGGTTAAGGTCCACTAAGAGAGACGTAAGGTTTTTGGGGCTGGTTTTAGCGGTGGCGTTTATCTTCGAGGTAGTAGGTGGCGTCGGGCGTGGTGCGAAGGCGGAAATCGGTCCACACATCCAGCCCAGAATCGGAGAATAGGGTGTGAATCTGGTTGAAGCAGTTGCGGACCTCTGGCCCGGCCTCGGCCTTACAGCCGTTGCAGACCGCATCCCGCCATTGGGCGAGGGTTCCGGTTATTACCGCAACCTGGGCACCGCGCAGGACGGTATCCGCCACGACGAAGGACATACCCGCAGCACACTGGAGTACGTCGATCATGTCCCGGTCCTCGCACGCCAGAAACACGCTGAACGAGACGTGCGTGAGCAGATTAGGAACAAGACCCGCAGGATTCTTTTGGTCACGAATCGCGGCTAAACAACTCAGGAAGCGTTCCGTATCCGACACATCCCGCTTACAGTCATCAGCCTTCTTGGCGGGGTTGTAGCCCAGCGCGTGGATGCTCAGCCCGAGGAAGGTCTTAAAGTCGATGCAGGGGCGGTTGACAAGGATGGCACTAGACTTCATGGAAGTTTCTCCAATTGGCGTTCCAACTTGGCACACCAGCGGACCTGAGCGTTGATGCAAATAACCAAGGAGTTAATGACAGCGGTGGCACGGTGCGGCTCACCATCGAGCAGGGCTTGCACCGCCACGCGAAGGGTTTCAATCAGCTTGCGGGTCTGGGTGATCGCCGCGCGAAGTTGCTTCTTGTGCATGGTGGGCTCCTACTAAAAAGATGCCCGCAGGCGGTGTACGGCCGCCTGCGGGCGGATGACCCAAGGAATGCAAGCGGACCAGCAGGAGATCATCCTGCCCATGATGGTCATTGCTCTCAGGTCGTTGCGTCTTACCGAGCGCGACGTTTGCCTTCAGGGGCTTTGGCGAGTTCCACGCCGTCGCCCTTGCAGGCGATGAACTTCACTATCTCGGCATAGACCCGCTCCCAGACGGGCAGCGGAAAGGCGCGGGCACACTTCGACACGACGGGAACGTGCCAGGAGTACGAGCCCTTCTCGACGAGCTTGCTCTTGAGGGTCATCTCGATGGGACCGTGGGCCTCAAGTTCGCTAACATCGTTGCCAGCCGACTTCTGGCGGGCAATGTCGGCGTCCGTCAACGGGGCGAAGGGGTAAATCTTCCGGGCTTCATTGCGGGTGCTCTTGCTGCCGCAGAAGAATTCCAGGAACCGCTTGCTGGTCCGCTCGTAGACCAGGAAGCTGGGACCGTACATGCAGTGCGATTCCTTCTCGCCAGCCTGCTCCTGGATACGCTGGAACTCCTCCGAAGAGGGGTCATAGTTGACGAGGATCGCGTCCGTGTCGGTCATGTCAATCGCCTTGGGGCGGCGGGCAAGGACGTAGAGGTCGATCTCGTCGCCGAGGTCGGTCACCTCTTCACCGTCGGGAATACCGTAATTGCCCGGTTTGACCTGTCCCTTGTTGATGGCCTTGCCCTTGGTGTAAAGCTGCAAGCGACCGAGGAATTCACTCGCCTTGGCGAGTTCCATGAACTGGTCGTCGGTGCCGACCTGGGTGGAGGGAAGTTGGTTGAAATTGGCGGGAACCAGATTAGTGTCAGACATAGTTGCAAATACCTTTAAGAAAGAATGTGAAGAGACTGGGACAAGGGTGAGGGTTACATGATGTTCTCCTTCGCTCGGTTGCTAGTGATCCATTTCCGCGTGCGTAAAAGTTGGTTAATTGATTGTTCTTCGAGCCCGTCGGCGTCCATGTGCGTGATCCAGTCCAGGCAGAGATTCCAGCCGTCTACCGGGGTTTTCGCCTCCCCTTTGGTCAGCACCTTGGCGACCTGGGCGGGTTTCTGCCGCTCCTGGACGATCTCATTTAGGCTTCGCAGGTATGGCACCGGCACGTAGGCGGCGTCGTTGAGGACTTCAAACCTTCCCTGCAACGCAGCTTCTTCTTGTTTCTTGATGACGACCGCCATCGTCGCCTTAAATGCCGGTACCTTCGCAGTCTTGGCAAGGTCCACGTAGCGGGCCTGTTCACCGGGGATAACCCTGGACAACACGTAGGCCGATGCCAGGGGGATTTCACCACGGTCCACGCAGGTCTGAATCGCCTGGGTGAGCCGCAGTAGTCCTAATTGCTCGCTGATCCAGACCGGTGATTTGTGAACCACATGCTGGAGCCCTGCCAGCGTCATCCCTGGGCTGAGGTCCAGCAGACGCTTTAATTGCCGGGCAAAGTCTGTCTTCTTCGTCGTGGGCCTGATGGCATTAGCCTGTAGCTGGGCGGCCATGACCTCGGCGTCCGTCAAGTCCCGGATCAGGCAGGGGATCGTCAGCCGACCCAACTCCTGATAGATGACAAAACGGTACATGCCATCGACGACCTCATACATTTCAAGGCATCGCGGCGAGGGGCGGACGCAGATCGAGTTCAGTAACCCGTCCTTGTCGATGGCGTCCCGCAATTCCATATATTCCAGCGAATCTCGCTCGACCAGCCGAAGCAGTAGTCGAGGCTCGTGAATCGCTGTTAATGGAATGTCGCGGGTCTCGTTCATGCTGTTTTCCCTACACAACATGAAATGGGGAATTGGGTCTTTTTTTCAGAAAAGATTTTCTATTTTGTTGGAATTTTTGACCATTTATCCCATTTCATGTTGTGTAGGAATAAAGTCTCGGAACTAAGGATCAAGTGCGTATAAACGCCGGAGGAACGATGCGGGTCACTGAAGCAATTAAAGTCTTTCTCAATAGCACCAAAACGCCCGCCAATGCCGATCTCGTGGCACGCTGGACACCCGGCATGGAGGTGCAGATCAATGTCGCCCAAGGCGACGGCGAGCCGGTAGAAGGCAAGCGAACGACCTACAGCGACGGCTTAAATGAATGGTGGTCAATCCGCTGTCCAAAGAATGCTGACGGCAAGGCGGGCGAGCCATTCTGGAACGACTATGAATTGACGTTTCCCTTCGAGCTTCACGCCGAGGGGATCGGCATGACGGGTTGGAAATGGACAACGAAGCAATCCCTGTTTGTGGCGTTCGATTACGATTCTTTGGTAGGACATGCCAAGGGAATAGGGGTCAGTGATGAGGACTTGGAGAAGGTTAAGCTGGCTGCCGAGAACCTGCCCTACATCGAGACCCGCAGGAGTACCGGAGGTCTAGGCATTCACCTCTACGCCTACCTCAACAACATCCCCACAGATAACCACACCACCCATGCGGCCCTGGCCCGCTGCGTGCTGGGGATGATGTCTACGGATACGGGGTTTGATTTCGCCTCGGCAATTGACGCCTGTGGATCAATAATCTGGCAATGGCACCGGAAGATGACGGCGGAAAACCACGGGCTGGAATTGATTAAGCCCGCCACCAAGGTGCTTTCCGTCGAAGACCTGCCTGCCAACTGGCGGGACAATATCGAGGTCGTGCAGAAGAAACGCAGCAAAGTGCGTATAAACGACGTGGCCTTGGGCGAACTGGATACGTTTGAAGCCCTTACGTCCAGCCGCAAGGCAATTCCCCTGGACGAGACACACAAGGAACATATTGAACACCTCATACGGTCCGGCTTCACGACCCTTTGGATCGCGGACCACCACCTCCTCCAGGCCCACACCTGTGCCCTCGCCAAGCTGAAGGAGGAGCTAAAGCTGCCCGGCACCTTCACGACGAATTCGCAGGGCAATAATCCAGGCAGCCCCAATTGCTTTTGCTTTCCGCTCCACCGGGGCGGTTGGAAGGTTTACCGCTTCTCGATGGGCATCAACGAGGCCGAGACCTGGAGCCAGGACAAGGCCGGTTGGACGACCTGCTACTTCAATCGTGCCCCGGACCTAGGCGAGGCGGCCCGGATCGTGGGCGGCGTGGAAGACCCGGACAAGATCGGTCAATACCTCTTCGACTCCGCCAGCGATGCCGTGGCAGTGGCCGCGATCCTCGGCGAACAGATCGACATCAAAGAAGAACTGCTCGACCGGCAAACCCGACTTAAACCCTCCAAAGACGGACGCCTCGCCATCGAGATCACCAAGGAAGACGATGACAAGCCCTGGAAGGGCTGGATCGCCAAGAAGGGCAAGTGGGTCCGCGTCTTCGAGTCCAAGACCGATGGCACCGAGGACGACCTCGGCGACGACCACGACGACATGATCCGCGAGTTGGAAACACCCGCCAAGGAAGGCGCAGGCTGGGTCGTGCGTAAGGGCAGTGAGTGGGTCCGCGAGCAGGCCCCCAACGTCTCGCTCTTCCTGATCGGCTCCGGCGTGCCCGCCACAGATGTGAGCCAGATTATGGGCAAGGCGGTAGTAAAAAGTTGGCGTTTAGTGGACTTACCTTTCCAAGCAGAATACCCCGGTGGGAGACAGTGGAATATGGATGCCGCCCAGTTACGATTCGCCCCGGCCGACCTCAGTGACGAGGAGTGTCCTCACCACCCGCACTGGGACATGATTCTCAATCACATCGGGCGGGACTTGAACACCGCCCTGCGGGCAGACGCCTGGATGCAGCGTTCCGGGCTCCAGAATGGCTCTCAGTACCTCACTGCCTGGATCGCCAGCATGATCCGCTTCCCCTTCTCTCCCCTGCCCTACCTCTTCCTCTATGGGCCGGAGAACAGCGGTAAGTCCATCTTCCACGAAGCCATCTCCCTGCTGATGACCAAAGGCTTCGTGCCCGCTGACCGGGCCTTGACCAGTGCCGGGGACTTTAACGGGGAGTTGGCTAATTGCATCCTGGCTGTCGTCGAGGAGAAGGACATCAGCAAGTCGAATGGTGCCTTGAACAAGATCAAGGAGTGGGTCACGGCCCGCTTCCTCTCAATTCGCAAAATGCGAACTGACAGCTATACCAAGGCCAATACGACCCACTGGGTGCAGTGCGCCAATCGGCAGGAGAACTGCCCGGTCTTTCCCGGCGACACTCGCATCACCGTGATCCACGTCCCGGACCTCTTGCCCGACCAGGAAATCCCCAAAGAACGGCTACTCGAACTGCTCACCGCCGAGGCTCCGCACTTCATGTACACGCTCATGAAATTCGAGCTACCGGAGGCGATGGGGCGGCTGCGGATACCGGTCGTGATGAACAGCAGCAAGCAGCGGAGCACGGAAGATAACCGCTCCGCTTTGGAAGAGTTCATCAGTGACTACTGCTTTGAAGCCACGGGGGTCGCCACCGGCTTCAAGGAGTTCTTCGACAAGTTCTACGATTCCTTGACCAACGCGGACCGGGACGACTGGACGACTGCCAAGGTCATCAAGGGCCTGCCCAGCCGCCATGCCTCGGGCGTCTTCGACGGCAAGAAGTGTGTCGCCAACCTCTCGCTAGTGGAGGTGACCGTGCCGGAAGACGCCAAGCCACTCGTTCTGGTGGATGGCAAACTAATCCCAAACCAGTCGTGATCGCTTTTCGTCTCTCTTAGTGGACCATAAGGAGGATTTTTATGCTCGTCATTGGACTCGGCCATTATTCGCGCGTTGGTAAGGATTCATTTGCGGACTACTTTCTCGAATGCTTGGCGGAATACGGACCCGTTCGCGGGATCAAGCGATCCTTGGCGTGGAAGCTGAAGCAGATTTGTTTCGAGCTTTATGCCTGGGATGGGATGATGCCGCCGGAGCACTACGAGACGGCGGAGGGGGCCAAGGACCGGGACATCAAGCTGCCCACCCTGGGTATGACGCCGGTCGAGATATGGGTGGCGATGGGTACCAAAGCCGTCCGCAACAACGTCTACGACCGGACTTGGCTGGACTACCTCTTGAAGACCGACCACGAGTGCGACGTGCTGGTGGTGCCCGATGTGCGATTCCCCAACGAGGCGGACGCCATTAAAGCGATGGGCGGCACGCTCATCAAGGTCGTGCGTCCGGGCTTTGGCCCACGTAAGACAGTCGCCGACCGTGCCCTCATGGGCTACGACGGCTGGGACTACGTGATCGGGGCGGCTGGCACGATGGACAGCCTGCACATGTGGGCGTCCCGCTTCGCTTACTACATCACCGCCGGGCGGAACAAACCGGTCCAGATCGCAGCCGGTCGGGCGGCAGCACTGGCAGTTGAGAACATTGAACCCTGGGAGCAGCCATGATTCACCCCTCACTCGTGACCTGCGGCGGCAACTTGCTTGCCGCCATTGACCTGGAAACGACCGGCACGCAGCCGGGCGTACATGAAATCATCCAGATCGCCATCGTGCCTCTGGACAGCGACATCCGGCCTATCGCCGACCTGCCGGTGTTCTACACGAACATCAAGCCCAAGTATCCCAAGCGGGCTTCCAAGTACGCTACTGCCAAGCACGGCATCTCCATCGAGGAACTCATGCTCCAAGCCCCCGAGTCGGAGCGTGTGGAGGACATGCTCTTGGAGTGGTTCGAGCGGCTCGACCTGCCCTTCGGGAAGGTCGTCGTGCCGCTGGCCCACAACTGGGCGTTCGAGGCGTCCTTCCTCAAGGCTTGGCTGGGCGTCGAGATGACAGACAAGATTTTCCACTCCCACGCCCGCGACGGGATGCTTGCCGCCGTCTACCTGAATGATCGTGCCGCCTTCCGAGGCGAGCCTATTCCGTTCGAGCGGGTCGGGCTGGCTTCGGTCTGTACCAAGTTCGGCATCACCAACACGCACGCCCACGACGCCCTAGCGGATTGCTACGCCGGGGCTGAGGCTTACCGGGCAATGGTCCTGGAGATGTTTTGATGGGTGTCTTTAAGCTCTCTGACTGGAACGCCTTGATAGATCAGGCAAATGCCTTGGTCTGCTCATCGGCTAACTTGCCGAACGCCGTTGCCCCGCACCGCTGGAGTGTGACGGACATCACAAATCTGCAAGCGGCCCTCAAGGTTAATTGCACGAAGGCACCCTCTTTCACCACGCCGGTTGGACCTGAATATCTGTGGTTGCAGAAGATCATCGACGAGATAACAGCGGCCCTAGCCTCTGGCTGCTGTTCGCCCGGACCCACAGGTCCCACTGGACCCACGGGGCCTACGGGACCGCCTCCAACCGCTTGGTATATCAACGGTTGCTTTAGCTATGGTGGACCTTACACCTACCTCGGTCAATACGAAATGGACACCGAGGCCAAAGCCGTCGCTGAGGCTGCATATTTGAACAGTTTAGGCGGTGACGGTTGTTGGAAAGTTTCCACCACGCCGGGCGGATATGGTAATCCTTGTTCTTGCTAGGATATTATGAAACCTTGCATCATGCGATACGCGGACACCTCACCTAACGGGCGGGTCTATCAGACCTGTCTGCACCCGGACCGTGATTCGCGGTACATTCCGGACGGCTTCTGCGAGGTATGCCAACTGCGGCAGGAGACGGGAACACCTCCGCCCCCGCCGAAGCCTTTCATTTGGACTGGTCACACAGGGCCGCTTGGTCCGACCGGTCCAACCCCCTCAGTGCCACGCCCTGATCTGGCGGCGATTGAGTTGACCCTACCCGCAGGCACCAGTAACCCCACGTTCCAGCGTCCAGTATTCCATGCGGATGGCAGCATTGAGTATCCAAAAGGTGAGAAGGAACCGCTGGACATCGACGGCTATGTCCGGGATGGTTGGCTATTCCGACCGCTGTGGAACAAGTGTGCGTGGCGGCATCAGGTGGCTTTTTTCAAAGCAGCCTGCGGGTGCGTTTCGCTGGTGTCGCGGTGCAACAATCCGCAGGCATCAGAGTTTGCCCAACGTATTTCCCATACCACCTGTGAATCTTGCCCAGTGAGGAAAACATGAAGCCCTGTACCGATTGTCCCGGCGTCGTCATCAACATGCCCTCGCCGCAACAGGTCGTCGTCCCTGGTGCCGCCTACGTGGACAACATCTCCTTAGTTGCGCGCGCATTGCCGCCTGAGTTGAACTGCATTGGGCACGACGATGGTTCGTTGGAGTTTACGCAAGAAGTGCCAGACATTGCTGGCTACGCGCGAGAGGGGCGAGTGTTTCGCCCGCTATGGCCGGAGTGCCTGGACAGAATGTTCGGCGTCACGACGGCACCGATCAAGGTCTCGGGACGATGCCAAGGCTTCGGGGCAGAGCACTTCACCAGACTGGTCACCGTAGACCAGTGCCGGGAGTGCCCTGCCCGCCGCACCAACCCAATTCCTAAGCCTTTGTTGAGAACTGCCGAGGAATTCATCGCCGAGGCAGAGGCAAAGGCTGTTGAGACGCTCAAGGCCCGGCTCGGAGAGGATATATTCGAGCGAGCGGCTGCGAACCTTGTGGCGTGGGCTAGAGGTAGAACTGCGAATTCGACATCGCGTGATGCTCCGCCTGAGAGGTCAGCAACTTGAAGACCTTCGCCTCCGCGAAGTTCACAAGTTTGGCGCGAACGATGTATACGCCGTATTGCCGCAGTTCCTTGCGGACCTCCTTGGTCATGGTGTTGATGATCGTCTCATCGGTCATGCCCTGGAGAATTTCAGCAAGATTGTGCGTGGCGACCACACGCACGACGGCAGACTGGGTGAGGTCGTTCACGGTGCTATCCACGTCCCAATTCACCCGGCCAATCGCCTGGATGATGTCCCTGATCTTATACACCACCAGCGTTTTTACGGTGACTTTCTTGCCATCCTTGGTAGTCAAGATTTGATCTGGAATCGACAAAGTTTGGCGAGCCGTGACCATAACTTCTAGCTCTGTGGTCAGTGGCCAGTACCAGTGCAGACCCGGCTGCATAGCTTTGATCTTGCTCCCCCTTACCCATTTAACGCCAGCATGGGTCGCCCGGATGATGACGATGTGTGGAATAAACCGATAAAATGTCTCGATCATGGTCGAGAGCCAACTGAACGCCCCTTCCATAATAACCTCGGTTGTTGATGTTTAGATGCGTCGAAACAGAAAGGGCACTCAGGCTTACGCCTGGGTGCCCTTTCGTCATTTACTGATCTGCTGAGACTTACTTCCAGCTACCGTCGTAGCACTGGGCCTTGTTCTGCTCGGGCACTTGACCCATCTCTTTGCGGAACTCGTTCGCCGCCTTGGCCATCGCCACGTCGCGGTCCACTTGTTCGCCGGTCTTGCCCTGGGCCTGGACCAACACGATGTCGGGAGAAACGCCGTTCAAACCACCGATGTTCTGCATGATAAGAAACTTTCTGTAAAACAGGAAACAAACTTGGAAGCGGGCGACATTGCCCACCTCTCCACTCGCACTATTTGCGGTTCTTGGCCATTGCCTGCAACCGCTTAGCCAACGCAATCCGTCGATTGGTCGTCGGGTCTTTGTGCGGCATTGACTCGAACTTGGACAGGCTCACGCCCGCCGCCTTCGCCTCAGCCTTCAAAGCCCCAGGGTGTTTGATCGCACCCTTTATCCAATTCTCTGCCATAGCACTCACTCACTAGGTTAAGGGTTCTGGAGGAAGGCGGTCGCAATACCGACCTTCTTACCGTCCGAGTCATACTTGAGATCAACAACCGCTCCATCGGCTACGTCGTCCGTGACGGCATAGATTCCATCGCCGGAGGCATCCAGCAGCACGGCATTGTCGCCTTTAATCTTGCCTACCGTGATGATGTCGGATAGCGGGGCGTCCTTGCCGGTTGTCGCCTTGACCTTACCGCGACCGTCCACGACCTGGGCCGCCGCGAGTTCCAATCTCAAGCCACCTTCAGGGTTGATATTAAAGAAGTCTCCCAGGTAGCCAACCTGAGTTGGACTAGCCTTGATCGTGCTGCTATCAATAATCACGGTCTTGTAAAGATCAATAACAACCGACTGATCCGGGGCATCGAAGACGACTGGCTCCTCCTCCGTTAAGAAGGCAATGCCCGTGTTCAGATAGGGCTTTACATTCGTTGGGATCGAGGTGATCGAGTCCGAGGGGAATGACGGCTGAGCGACAAAATCCACGTCTGTCGGGGTTGGGTCGCCTCGGTCGCTGTGAGGCCCGAAAACAATATTCGGTCCGCCCACGAAGACAGTCTGCCCGCTGAGTTGCCCGCCAAGGGCTCCGGAGGGGAGCGTCCCGCTCGCCCAGACGCCGATGCCGCCGCCGCCAGCCGCCCCGCTGGCAATCTCGTCGGCCGGGGGCCAAGTCAGGGTCGTCGGCAGATTCGATGGCCAGTAGAACGGATAGTAAACCATCTCCCCGGCTTTGACCGGAACTTCGCACTCGAAATCAATGGCATCCTCAGCCGAGTTGTAGGCGGCCTTCTTGACGAAGGCTTTGACCGGACTGTTGGAGACGTAGCCCCTGCCGCCATCATCAAATAAGATGGTGTCAAGGGTCTCCACGTTCAATTTGTTCAGAAACGTGCGGAACTTGAGCGTTTTCCACGTCGTGCTGAACCGGATCATCCAAAACGTGGCGCACTTAAAGATGATGTCAGGTTGCGTGTAAATGTACCACGAGAAACTCTTCTCATGCAGCCCGTAGGCTGCCATATTGTGCCGCAGAACCATCGTCTGGGCGTGCTTCTCGGCGTCACTTGGATACGGATTGTCCGGAGCCAGACTGAGCTTCCAGGCAACTTTCATCTTCGTGCAGATGCTTTCGGTCGGCGTATACCCGACCTCCACGCCACGCTCAGAGTCGATGTCTGACACCGTGATCGTCGTCACTGGGTCTGGCTCCTCCGGCAGATACCGAAGGTGAAACACGTCCTCGCTGATCCAGATCGCACAACGGGCTTGGAAGGCTATCTCCCGCAGCACCTCGATGACGTTCTTCGTTTCCAGGAGGGCGAAATTGCTGGGGAACGGCGCGAGCTTCGTGTGAACGTGGTTGAAGCTGGTGGCGTCCCACGTCAGGTCCGTGTAAGTGTCGATCAGATATTTCATCACATCGACCGTGTTCGGTCCGACCGACGACTCGAAACTCACATAGAGTTCATTGCTCCAGCCTTGGTTCTCGCCAGTTGGATAGCGATAGGTGCTCAACTGCCGCTTGAGCGTAATCACCACGGCATTGATCGAACCATAGTTCACGTTCGAGACGGTGTAGAAGTCCGAAGGGACAGTGGTCAACAGATGGGGACCATCGTACTGCTTAAACGCTTTGACACAGAGAACACTACCGGGCACGATGGATACCACGTAGGAAACTGGCTCCGCCGTCTCCATCGTGACGGTTTGACCGCCCTCGCGCCAGAAGATTCGCAGCCAACTGTTCTGGTCCGGTGCCTGCCCGAAGCCGATGCCTGGGAAGGTGACGCCCGCCCGCTGTGTCCCATTAAACGTATAGCCATAGATGCGCATCTGACCGGGCACTAGGTCCTTCAAATTGTCGTCAATCCCCGTCGCCCCGCTGGGCATCGCCTGCGTCATCAGCGTGTTACTGCCATCGCAAGTCGAGCCCACTGGCACCGTCTGCACGTAGCTGAAGGGCGTTGTGCGAGGTCCGCCGGTCTGGGTCGCGTTGCACTGCCCCTCTTGAAAAGTGTAGAGGTCCGTAGCTAATTGCACCGCATCGTCCAGGTTTACTCGCTCGGCTACGAAGAAAAGGTTCCCCTCAAAGTGCCCATAGAATGAGCCCCCTCCGATGTTGACCCAAATTGGGGTGTTTTGGGGGAAGTCTTCGCCACCGAGTGTTTGAATCGGATTGTCACCAAGGCCGTGGGTTCTCACGTAGTCCACGGCGGCACGGCGAGACAGCGTGATGCACTGCTCTTTCTTCGCCATCTTCGCTAGCAACTGGGCACGCTGCTGCCCTAGTTTCTGCCATTGATTCATCAGGGCGGCGGCCTTATCCCAGGCTGTGGAGCCGGGTCCGCCATTTGGGTCTGCCTGCCAGCAATTGGCCGCCATTTCGCAAATGTCCATCTGGACTTGAAGCTGGAAGAGACTGGCTCGCCCGCCTATGTCCGTGTTGGTGCCATTGGCGTAAAGCGGGGCTGCGAGATAGTGATCGGAGCCGCTGGGGATTCCAACCGGTGTGATCGTTACCGCCTGACAGATGCGTGTAATCTGCGTGGCCGGGCAGTCCTGCACGGTGCCAAAAATCATGGGCCACGCCTTACCGCACATCGCGGAGGGTAGCCAAGCAAACTGACCGGCTTCAGGGCTGAAGCCAACTTCCTGGTCTTCCAAGTGGGATAGAACGGCCAGCTTGACCGTCCGGTCCCGCTCGTTCCAGGTGAGGGGCGTGTTCAGCTTTCCTGAGAAGATGAGAAACTTGTCCGATAGGTCGAGGCCCTGGAACCACTGATAGACGCGAACGGACCGCTTGTGAAAGTCATAGGAGTTATAGAGGGCTTTTATCTCGCCGCTTGTGTCATCCAGGGTGATCTCAATGGAGGCGGAGCTTCCGTTCGTGAGAACGATGTCCACCACATCGTCCAGTTGACTCAGTTCAATGATCTTGCCCGCAATGCCGGTGCCCGGCAGATCGCGGTCGGCGTAGGCGATAGTGGCGTGCGGCGTCCAGTCGATCTCGACGATGCAGATCGGTTCATTGCCGTACCGATTCGCCAGCTTGGCGAGTCCGTTGGAGGAGATATTGCGCATATTGAGACCTCGATCTAAAGTGCCACTAAGAGAGACGTAAACGGCGGCTCGCTGGTTATTGCTGCACGCCCTCGAAGTCGATTTCGATGGATTGCAACTCACCCCTCACAAGAGGCGTTCGGGCTGGGGCAGCCCGTTCGGGTGTATCAAACTCGAACGGGCTGTTGAGGAAGTGCCCGATCCAGGTCCGCCCCAAGTGGTCCACCACTTTAAGGGTCGAAGCAAAGTAACTGCGTATAAACGCTCTTAGCTCCAAGCCCTTGTTCCGTGTGAGGTGGAATTTCCACTTCATCTTCCGCCTGCCGTTCTTTGTCTTCACGTAGGTGTACCTCGTGCCGTCAATAGCACGCTTGACGATGACGGCATCCGTCAACGCCGTTGAGTCACTGAACTGCGGATTGGGCAGCACGGTTAAGGTCTGCATCGTCGGATAAGGGGCTTGAATGTAGAACACGGCAATCTCCCTAAGCGTTGACAAGTTGACCTTCAAACTCAAAGCCAGCCGTGAAGCTGTCCCGCGAATCTTGAACCACAGGGTCGCCGGGATTCGTGATGACTCCCGCCCAGTAGTGCCCTTCCCAATCCCAGAGCCCGATCTCCAGACCGAGGTGGTTGAGCATGAATGCCAGGAGGGCTTCACCCTGGGCCCGGTGCAGGGCCGAGAAGGTCAGCACAAGCGTCTGAGTCTTCGGCCACATGGGATCGGCATAGACGATCAGGGTGCCGCCGCGAGTCTCCCGGCTGATGCGGTTGAAATGCAGGCGGTCCTTGTTGCCCAACTCCGGATTCCGCAGGACCAGGATGTCCGTCGGCGTCCCGGCTGCCGGGTAGACCAACTGGAACTCGCCCGGCGACAGCGACTCCGGACCTGTCAGGGTTGTGGCAGGCGGCGTCGGGACCGAGCTTCCAGACCCTACGAATGGATGGTATTCACGCTGCACCAGCTTGTAGGGCAGGATGTAGGTGAACGACTGCTCGACCACCAAGGCGTCCGTAGCTTGCAGGCTGCGGACGACATTCACGGTCGCCATATCCCCGAGGGCCAGGGTATCGGTCGCGGGCTTACTGCCCGTGGTGTGGGCTGCATCGCTCAGGGTGAGCGTATCGGACGCCTGGGCCGTCTTGCACCGATGGGCTGCATCTTGGAGAGTCAGCGTATCGGTTGCCCCGGCGATCTTTCCACCGGCACGGACCACGCCACAGGTGGCTTGGTCGCCTAGGCTCAGCCTATCAGCCCTGCTTGATCCTGCGTACTCATGGAGCGCGCTGCCCGCCCGCTCCGCGTCGTCCACGATGCTGAGCGTATCGTAGACGTGGAGGAAATGGATAATACCCCAATCCCCGCGAGCCGCATGCTGGCTGACAACCAGCGTATCCGCCGCACCCGCTCGATGCACTGTATTGTGACACGTCGCCACATCGTGCAGTGTGAGCACGCTGGCGGCACCCGCTCGAAGCACGCTGCCAATGCCACTATTTGATAGGGTGAGCGTCTCAGCTACGGCAAGATGATGCACCGCTTGATAGCAGTCTGCACCCTGACTCAGGGTGATCGTATCAGCAGCCGCAAGATGCTTCATCACTTGGTGGCAGTCCGCCACCTGACTCAGGGTGATAGCGTTAGTGGCATCGGCGTGCTTGATGCCTGCGGGTAAGCTGCCTGCCGCCGTGTGGCTCAAGCTGATTGTCTGAGACACGCTGACTTCGTAGGTCGATGGCCCAGTCGAGGTGCTGGCGGGTGTGCCGACTGAAATCAGACTGGTGCTACCTTGCAGATTATAGTCCGTGCTTAGATAATCGGCTGAACGCAAGACCGAGGTCATGCGCAATTCATCAAGATCGCCGATAAAATAAGCGGAGTAGCTGCCCCAATAGGTAGAGTAGTCTGCACCAAAGAATATTCCTGCGGGAGCAGTTGACCCGCCAATATTACCGATTGCGGTCGGTGATTGTAATGTGCCGTCTACCTCATAATTAAAGTTTGCGGCAACTCCCGCTCCGCCGCCATTATAGGACACGGCGTGTTGACGCCAAACATTTTGATTATCAACAATGCTCGCCTCTAACGGATTGGCTACCAAGGCGGGCGTATTTCGGAAACCAAAATAAAGCGAGTTCCCTGCAAGCGCGCCATTGTGGTCGCCTACTGCTACTAGAAATTCATTCGAGCCTCCCATCCGAATCGGCAAAAAGTAAGCCGACTGACTGCAAAGCCCTTTGTATTTTTGCCAATACTGTAAAGTGAAGGCACTCCCCGTATCCACGGGCATCGAAGGCGTCGTGATGTTGCTAAGAACAAGCGACGGCTGATTGAAAGCGGCTGCGCTACCGATCTGACCGGTGCTGCTAGTTATACCGCTGGTCGTCAGCGTATTGTTTCCAGTTATATCGGTTTGACCGCCGTCGTGGCTGACCAAGGCAAGCGTGTTGCCGCTGCCGCCTACGCCCGTGGCCCCGTTCCATACAGCAAGACTACCGGCGGCATCCGTCGCCAAGGGCTGCGAAAGCAAGGTACCATTGTTCTTGTACCAGACATAAATCGTTTTGTCTGTCGAAGCAACAAGTGGGACTGCGACCCAGATTTCAGCCGTCAGGGCGACGGGATCATACGATACCAGTTCCATCGGCAGGCGATTTGTCCCCTCCAAATCGGAGGTGAAGCAAATATCGTTGCCATCCAACTGACAAAGCGTGAAGAGTTCGGACGGCAGGCGTGTTCCCAGTCGGGACGAATCCCCGCTGCCGCTAAAAGGGATCGCGTAAATCCCCGTCTCCGCGACTTGCGAGCCGCTGATCGTTAAGGCGCAACGCCGCAGGCAGTTTGCCGGGGTGACGTAGCTCGTGCCGGTCGCAGCCGGTGTTCCGGAGGAAATGCCGGTAGTGCTGGTTTGAATAGCGTAGTCCGTGCCAAGATAGGCGTCACTGCGGGCTCCCGCCGTGATCCGCTGCTCATCCATCAGACCGCCGTATGCCTGCCAATAGTAGCCAGCAAAACGGTTCGTATTTTCTACCGTGTCGCCCGACACGGCCGTACCTGCGACCAGTGTGAGGTCGGTGTTGTTGATCTTATATTTGAAGTGCGCGGGCGTTGACTTGTCGCCGCCGCCATAGATCATGGCATGCTGGAGCCACATGCCAGTGCGGGAATAACAGCCGCTATCATTGCAGACAACGGAAGTGCCGCCACCGAAAGCAAGACTCAGTGCGGTGCCATAGTCGATAATCGAGAAGCCGTCTGTACCGGCTAATTGCAGGACCCGTTCCGACGACTGCGAATAGTAGTATGCCCACAACTGAACCGTGAAGGGATTGGCGATGTCCACCGGGTTGGGCGACATGCCCACAGCACCGCCACCATTATGGAACTGGGCGGCTGCGCCTATGATACCATCGATGCCACCGCCACTGGGGCTGGTGGTAATTTTACCGGTACTCTCCGTGAAACCGCCATCATGGCTAACAAAGCCGACTGCGCTTCCGCTGCCGCCGACACCGTTGACGCCATTCCAGACAGCCTGTTTGCCGTAGGTTGACGTTGCGGCGGGTTGGGTCAGGGTTGCCCCGCTGTTCTGATACCAGATGTAGATCGTGGTATCAGCGGTCGTTAGAGGCACTGCCACCCAGATTTCCGCAGTCTTAGCGGAGGTGTTGATCGCCACCAACTCCATTGGCAGAGGAGCCGCACCTGCGGCGTCAGAGGTGGCACAGATGTCGCCGCCGTCACTCTGACAAAGGCTGAAGAGTTCATCCGGCAGGCGAGTGCCGAATTTTGAGGAGTCGCCGCTCCCGTCCAGGAGTACAGCATAGATCGCATCCTCGCCGCAAAGCGACCCGCTGATCGTCACCGGGCATTTGCGTAGACAGAGGCTAGGACTTACAATAGTCATGCGTCAGGCTCCTGAATAGTGGACCGGGGGCCGGATATGACTCCAGCCCCCGGCCCCGCGAGGGAGAGATCGTTAAGCAGATACCGAATAGGTGACCTTCAACTGATCGCCGCTGAGCACTGCCACGTCGCCGCTGGTGAAGAGGGCGGCGGACCAGAGCACATTGCCGCTGGCAACGTCGCTCTTGGTCTGGGCGGAAGTCCCGCCCGCAATGAACAATCCCTTGACCGTGCCGCTGCCGCCGCTGGTAACGGTGAAGATGGCGACGGTCGCATTGGTGGTTGTGGCGAGGTGTGAGGTCACGCCAGGGGAGCCTGCTCCCCACACCGGGCGAGTGCCCGCATTGTCGGAGTTATTGGTGTCGGTGTAGTGGGTGTTCTCACGCCAGCCGTTGGCACTTGCAAGCTGGGTGTAGCCGTCGCCAGCGGCCAGCGCGGTGTAGCTCGTGCTATCCACCAGCCCCATGTACCACGTTGTGATCGCCGCACTGCCGTGGAACATCACGTCAAGCAGTTTGGACCGACCTTCGTCGGTGATGGCGTTGGGCATGGCGTACTCGCCAATTTTCTCGCCATCTCGCCAGTGTTCGACCGTGAACCGGCCTTTGGCACTGATCTCGTCCTTGGGCTGGTTGGCACGCACGACTACGACGCCAGCCGACTGGGCCATATCTAGGGTATCTTTCATTTTTCTTCTCCCTTTAGGTTGTCAAAAGAAAAGGGCTCGTAGATGCGGGCACCTACGAGCCCTGTCGAATTTGTGGAAGCCTTACGAAAGGCTGGACGAGCCACGCCGCAATTCACGGCGGATTTCCGTGGCGATGGTCCTGCCCGTGCTGCGGGCGGAACCGCCGCCAGAGACATTTACGTTGATGTCCCCGACATTCGTGACCGAACCGCCGTGGCTGTGATAGCTGGGGCGGTGTCCCGAGTTAATGGCTGTAAGCTCCGAGGAGAATCTCCTCGCGCTGCCAGCATTGATGACCATTTCACCTGGACTGAGCATGGCGTGCATGGTGTCCGTCCCACGCGGATGACCGCCGCTTGCCAGATAGCTCCAAGCAGGTCCGCCGTGAGCGCGGGGTGCACCTTCGGGCGTTTGCTGCATGGCGGCAGCGGCACCGGCACTGTCGAGGTTAGTCTTCAGTTGCCCGGCTGCGTCCCGCATCTGATTGAGGGTCTCCAGACCATCCCGTAATCCTTGCTTTAAGCCGTCCGCACGGTGGGTCATTTCCTGTGCAACCAGCGTGTCCAAACCCGCCTTCGTGGCAGTGACCTCTTCGCTCGGCCCTGCGGCCTGCTTCGAGAATCCGGAGGCGTCATATAGCGCGGCTGCCTTGGCATCCAGATCGGCCGCCTCCTTCTTGGCAGTGATGATCTCCTTTTCGACTTCATAGAGGGCTTTTAGCCCTTGAAGTTCAGCCGTCTGCGCCGATGTTTGAAGACTGAATCCGGTTGGAGCCAAGGCGTTGGCGGCGGTCACCCGACGAGTAATATCCGCCATCTTATCATCGTTCAAAGTCTCCGGACTGTTCTTGGCGTTCCAGATCAACTGGTTCGTCTTCTTGTTCTCCTTCCAGTATTCATCTACCGAGAGCGGCTGCTGCATGCCGTAGCTGCCAAATAACTGATTGAGCCTACCTGCCAAGTCCAACATCTGGCCGAGATTGGTTTTGGAACTCTCGTACCAGGAGCCGGACTCCTTCATCGCCGTGCCCATCGCCAGTTCAATTTGTGCTCGCTTCTCGGCAACCTTGGCTTCAAGCTCCTTGACTTCATTGAGCTTTGACTTGTACTTATCGTTCGCATCAGCCAGACCGGTGACATTTTGTACTGCCTGGGTATTTGCCTCGGTCGCAGATTTGCTCGGATCGTACTTGACGCCAACGAGGAATTTCTGATCGTCGAGCCCACGCTGGATTTGCTCATTCAGACCGTGCATCGTGAGGGGCGAGAGAATAAGTTTCCTAATCTCTGCCTGAGAAGCAGCACCATTCATGGTGTCCTGCATCTTCTTCGTCATGGAGTCGAAGTTCAGGAATTGAGAGACATCCCAACTCCCCTGACCAAAAGCCAGCGAGGTGAACTCCTGAATGTGCTCGGCATACTTGGCGGCATTCTTCTTTCGCGTTTCCGCGTCGATTGGCGTGGTGCCATCTTTCTTGAAGAGGTTCGTCTCCTCGGCCATTTGCTTGGCCAGGGATCGCATCTGTTTTGCTTTTTCTTCCTCCTTACCGGCGGCTTCGGCGGCGGCTGCGGCTTGCTGCGCTTTGATGTCACGTAGCTGCCCCTCGGCAGTGATACGCCGACGCATGATGCCTTCAATAGTCGCTTCCGCCTCCTTCTGACCGTTCGTGTCGTGTGCCGTCTTGGCTGCCGACATCGCCATTTCGGCGAAGGCTTCCGCCCGTTTGAAGGTACTCTCAGCGACTTGAAGATCATCCGCCGTGAGGGCCGTGCCCATTTGAGTGGCAGCTTGCTTCGAGAGTTTTTCTGCCCGGCTTCGGTCTTCGTCCTCGGTGCGGCGGAGATTTGCTTTGTGCAGCCGTTCGTTCGCAGCTTCTTCATCCTGTGTTAGCTGTTCGCCACGGGCTTTCTGCTGGTCAAAGCCGGTTACGCCGCCCATCTCCATCTTGAAGTTGAACTGCTTATCGGATAGTTGACCAGCTATCTCTGCCGTGCGTTTGAATGAATCTTCAATCACCTTGTTGGCTTCGGTTACCAACTCACGGAGAATATGAACTTGCTTCTCCTTGGCAGCGAGAATCGACTCCGTGGTGCCTTTTACGTCCGCAACAAAATCCACATCCGCATCCTTTGCGGCGTTGACATTGGCATAATAGGATTCCATTACTTTGGAGTTGGCTTGAAGCACGTCCTGCGAGGCCCGCTTCTCCGCAGCCGTCTCTTCGGCAATCTTCGCCTTCCGAACGGCAGCTTCCTTGTCGGCCTGGGCCTTGAACATGGCCTCCAGTTTATCGGAATTCTCCTTATAGATTTGGGTTCGCCTTGCTTCGACATATTCATACCCGGCGACCATTGCCGCCACCGGCAGCACGAAACGCAAAGATGACCCGATCCCCGCCATGCCAAGTTCCTTGGCCGATGCCGCGAGCTTGAGGGTCTGCAACCGCAACCAGATGGCGGTCAATGAGCCGAGGACGAGCGTTAAGGGTGCAACGGACGCCGTAATCCCCGTCAGCAGGCGGTCCATCCCGCCCATTGCGTGGGAGATGTTGCCGAAGAGGTCGATGATCTTCGGACCAAACTCCGACGTTAGCCAGACGTGCAACTTATTCAAGTCCGCCGCAACGGTGCGGGCATTCGTGTCAATGAAAACCTTGTAAACTTTGTCCAGCGTCTCGGCTGAGGCTTTCTTGAGCTTTTCGAGTTCGGCTGCGGCCTTACCGGCAAACTCACCGGTCTCACGCAAGACGGCAGGGACGGCGCGAATGTTCGGGATCATCTTTACCAGCGACAGGATGGTTTCATCTGTCGAGGACCGTAATCGCTCCAGGGCGGCTGACCATCCATAAGCAGCCACAAGATCAGTGCCGCTCTCAAAGCCCATGCCGTGCAGGGCCTTGGTCATTTCAGGTGTCGCCTTGAGCAAGGACATCATCGCGCTGCGAATGGAAGTGGCGGCTTCAGCCGGTTTCACACCGGCGGCCGTCAACTGCACCATGTGGGCGTTGAGTTCCTCAATGCTGACGCCCAGTTCAGCGGCGACGGGCATTACTTTTCCGAGCGAGGCTGCAAGTTGATCGCCCGTGACTCGACCGTCACGTATCGTTTGGAAGAACTTTCCGGCAACGTCGCTCGACTGGGTTGACGACATGTTGTACGAATTCAAGGCACCTGTGATTAGGTTCACAGCCTGTGGCAGTTCCATACAGCCGACCGTGGCCAGCTTCATCGCCGCCGTCATTACCTCGGCACGCTGCGTGGCCGTGGCGAAGCTGGCAGATACCGTTTGATATTCCGCTTTGACGACATCGCCGAGGGCGAAGTTGAACTGGCTTGCTAGCTTCGCAACTTCAACACTAAGTGCCTTCGCACCTGCCGGGGTGCTATCTAAGATTGAATTCAGTTCCGAAACCCGTCTCGTGAATTCCAGGCTGGAGGTAGCCGCCTCGCTCAGGGCATCACGGATGCCGCTGATCGCCCGGACAATCGCCTGTGTGATGACGATCCGAGAAAGCATTTCCAGGCTCATGCCGAAACCCTTAGCGGCGTCTCGGGAGGCAATATAGGGAGCCGGATTGGGCGGGGTCGGCGGGGCTGGTGCCGGGCCCGGCTGCGGGGCGGGTGCCGGGGCGGGTGCCGGGGCGGGTGCCGGTACTGTGGGCGGTGCTGTGGTTGACGTTGATCCCCTGCCCATTGCCGTGTGCAGGCGTTCCATCGCCGCTGCCGCATTCGTGGCATTCGTGGCTAAGGTGGCGAGAATCGTGGAGGTGGCACTGGCACTGCTATTCCAGGACGACATGGCCCCGGACATATTCGTGAAGTGGCCTTGTAAGGCGGCCATCCTCTCATCCATCGTTTGCAGGGCTGCGAGTGCTTCGTCGCACTTGAAGCCAAGTACAGAGAGAATTTCGTCTGCCATTGGATTACCCCACGTTGATCTTGGTGACCGTGATGGACGGGGCTACACTGGGTAGGTCCACCGTCTTGGCGAAGTTGAGAAACGCCATCAGCCCCTTGGCTTGAAACTCATAAGGACCGGGTTTCCTGAGTTTATCAATCAGGGTCGGGTCCGGGTCTTCATTGGCGTTGTGATATTCATTCCACAACAGCCACGGCAGACTTGTGTGATAAGTGAAGGTAAAGTGCCCCGGCGGCTGATCGACAGCGACGGAGCCCCTGCTTTGATTTCGTCCCTGCCACTCGCGGCTAGCTGCGACCGGTGTCGGAGAATTAAACGTAAATCCGGCAGAGGTTGCCAGCTTCTCGAAGGTGGCGAAGGATGCCCCACTCCAAACCGGTATCCTGACGAGTACCGCCGACAGCCAGTGTTCGACCGCTTGCTTGATCGTATCTTGCATCGCCCTGACCAGGGTAGCGCGATACCGGGCTACATCGAGCCTGGGGGCGGCAAATTGTCCGGTGAATCTCATGCTGACCTCCTTTTCTGGACAGACGCCTCCGCGTTAGGGCATCCTTGCCCCTGCCAATTGGGCTTCCCGTTCCGAGTCATCGTAAGTCCTAGTCTGGTGATAAGCGATAATCAAAGCCTGAGCCTCGATACCGCACTCGTCCCAGCTTGGTTGGACTCCTGGAGGCAGAATCCCTAGCCGTTCACAGGCACCCCAGACGGTGTATTCGCCTGTTCGGTCTGAAGGCCAAAGGAGCTTGCGGCTGCCTGCGCCTGTCCAGCAAGAAAAACCGCACGGGCCTTCTCGATTTTGTCATCGTCGAGGCTGTTGGCTTCCAACACCAGGGCGGTGACCCGGTTGCACTCGAACTGGCTGAGTCCGGCATTCTTCAGGTCATCTTCCCAATTGGTCCAGGTGGCTGGATTGGCTAGGTCCACTGTGTCCCACTCAATCTCGGTGGGCTCCAGGGTCTTGGCGACCATGTAGCCCAGCCGCTTGCCGCTCCACTGGGTCAAGACTTGTTGATAGGTAGGGTCGTTCGTGTTTGGCACGAAGCCATCCTTCGTGAGCTTGCCCGGCGGCTTGGGCAGTGGGCAGATGGCATTGAACTCGTTCATGTCCTTCAAGCCCTTTGCCCGAAAGACAAGCTGCGACTCACCACGGGGCAAGACCAGCAGTATTTCACGAGACAAACTATTAGGGTCGATACCAGCAATCTTCATGTGCGTTTCTCCCTCGCAATGAATAGGTGAAAGATGGGCAGCACCGGAACGCCCGATGCTGCCCGCGTAGTTGAAACTTACTAGCTTTGGGCAACACGCGAGACAAGTGCCTCGGTGATGTTGCACTTGCCGTTGACGGAAATCATCGCCTTCGAGTAGTCAATCTGCTTGCTGTCGGCGCGGAAGTCCGGGAACGAGGTGATCTCAACATCGGCACCCGAGCAGGGCGGCGTGTAGGTGACGACCAATTCCACGGCGTGCGGTTCGCACGGGTCCGGACCGCTGGTGACCCACTCGGCCCCAGCACCTTGACCCTTGAGGGCGTCCATCGGGCAGATCGTTTCCGACGTGCCGGTGGTGATATGCTCGTAGACGCATTCAAACTTGGCTTCGAGGGGAATCTCGTTGCCTTCACGCACGGCGTCCAGGTTGCCTCTGTCGAGGTCGTACTTGTATTCCTTCTTTTCGTCATAGGTGAAGTTGCCTTCGCCGACCTTGATCTCAAGCTCTTGGCTGAGGATCGTGAGCACGTCGCCGACGGCATAGGTCGTCTTGGCGGCGGCCAGGGCGGGCGAGAAGGTGATCGCCGTGGTCGGGGTGCCGGAGGCGGGCGTCCGAGCGGTGACGATGTGGACCGGAGAGCCGGTCTCGGAGGCCAGCGTGAAGCGTGCCCCCACGGGAATCTTATAAATGTCCGCCGCCCGCGAGACATGAACGTCCGAGAGCGTGACCGTGGTCGCACCGGCAATGGGTGCCGTGGCGGCAATCTTCGCGGTTGGCATGACGCCATCTGCGCCAGCCAGCCCGAGACCGTCTTTCAGGGTAATCGTACAATCGAAATTGTTAAAATCGCTTCGCGATTTGATCGGTCATTTCTGCCGACCTCTGCATGTCGCCATGCAGATCAGACTATATCTTCATCCTTTACAGGAGTCTCGCGTGTAGTCGTTGAGGACTCGCCCTTTCGGGATTGCCTGCTGATTGACCGCACCACACAGATTTTCACGCCAGGGCGTACTGGTGGATGCTCGGTGTTTCCAGCATATAGCGAGATTTGCTTACAATATGTTACCATATTGATACGGCACTGTACAATTTCTACCGTAATTCGATCCTAGCCATGATGGCTTCTCCTAATTGGTTAAAGTTGCAAAACCATCCGGCCAGTGACCGGACTTCTCATACTTCTGAAACTGCCATCGAAGAGTGCTGTAGTTCACTTCCTGATCCTTTGCGGCATCTTTAAGGCAGCCATATTCAATGCCGTTGACCAACACGCGCTTAGCACTAGGGTGTTTATCGCGTTGCCGATTGTCACTCATTTGTTGGCGAGTAGCTTCCGTTACTTTTCGCCCTCGATTAGACCGAGCCATGTGGCTTCCTGCTGCAACTCGATCATACTTGATGAAGTCCCTATCACCACGCTGCAAGTGTTTTCTGATATTGGCGTAGGACGTGTTGAAGTGGGTGACGGCCTCCTTCATAGATGCAAAGTCTATTCCATTCAAGGAGAGTGGCTTCATCTTTCTCTTCGACATCCTCTCGACTGCTTCGACATCCGGACAGCCACCACCTAATTGGAGGTTGTAACCGTCCGGTGCTAATGTGCCGAGTGCAAGAATGGTTCGAACCTCCATCAACGTGATCCACTCTTCATCCCCTTCATACCAGACTTCCATTTCCAGATTCGTGCGGCCATACTTACGAATCGCCGACTCAACCAACTGTGAGCCGTGCCCTGAGAAATGTTGACGTTCCCGTCGTTGTGGATTTCTTGTGATTCCCACATATTGCTTGTCATTAAGAAGATTGGTGATGACATACAGGAACATAGAAGTCTACAAGTAAGGTTGGTTGTTGTTTTCAAGATACATCAGATACCGAGCGTCCACGAGTGTCTGCTTGATACGATTAGTCAAATCAGCCTGTCCGAGGTGCATCACACGCACCGCATCACCACGCACACGCCGTGGCTCCATGACGCCGATGATAACAGTTTCATCATCGCCGGGCTGGTCGCCAAACTTGTAGATTGGAATGGGAGCATCCATCGCCGCTTGGAAAGCACCGATGGCATTGAGGATGTCGTACTTGTTCTTGCCTTCCTCATAGCGGCTGATGAACAAGGCGTTGGCGTCGATGGCAAGTTCGTAGTAGTTGTTACTCAAGTCTCGCGTGAACGGTCCGGTGATACGAATTTCCACCCGGTCAGTCGCTTCCATGTAGGGTCCCGTGCGCTCGTCCAGTCCCTCGATTAGGACCGCGATTTTGCAAGTTTCCGCCACGCCCTTTAGCGTCGTCGCTAGGGAGGCGAACACCCAGCGAGTCCAATTGGGGTTGACACTCATTACAGACTCCTTTCCGCGTTGTCGATGGGGACCAGAACGTCAGACCCAAAGAGGGACATAACCTTCATGCCTTCCTTGCGTCCCGTCAACTCCTGCCCGACCACGACCCACGCTGTGCTGTACTCGTACTCGGTCAAGGTAGCGATCTCAAAGCGACGATTATCAAAGACGATCCAATCGTCCTTTTGCAGGATCAACTCGGCGGGTACGTCTTTGCGGTCAATGATAAACGTCCGCTTACCAACGTCCCAGCCGCCGCCCATGACCATTTGCTTTTGAGCCGTAATCAAGGAAATGCTTTGCTTGGCATCTCGCGTGACTACACCCTGGAGCACAACAGCACGGGGCACTCGCCACGTCTTTACCGGTCCTTGCGACTTGCCGGTTTTCGGGTCCGTCGCAATCACGGTTCGTCGTCGTATGAGAATCAACGCACCGTACTGCCGCTTCATGGCGTACAGATTCGACGAGACATGGCGGTTCGTCGTCTGATTGTAAGGCGATCTCATGGTTGATCCTCTATGGTTTACAGGTGCCCTTCATGGGGCACTCAAAGCGTTCGTCAAGCGAGCGTTCCAAGCGTTCCATGACGTTCGTATTTTGCGTAATCACTTCCGTGCAACGCTCGACCATCGGCAGCAGAACATTTCTCTGCTCACCTTCCAACGTGTCAATCCGTTTATCCATGCGAAGTTCTCGTTGCCATCCCTGCCAGAGCAAGAACACAACCACCAGAACCAGGGGTCCGTATTGCTTTAGCAGCGGGAAAATCTCAGTGAAACTGGCTTCGGCGAAGAGGGTCATCGCGGTGCGTCCTTTCCGAAAGACACCCCGCCCGGAAAGGTCCGGGCAGGGTGGTTGATGACAGAGTTAGCCTTGCAGAACGACGCCCAGGTTGGTGTCCAAAACGGCCACACCAGCGAGGATGTCGAGGTTCACGGTCGTACCGCCGTTGGCGATGCTGTACTGCATCGAAACCCGCATGGCGATGTCATTGTAGACACCGACGTGGGCCAACACGCCCATCGCATTGTTCGGCACGGCCAAGGGGCGCGTGACTAGGGCGATGGCGTTGCGATGGAACGCGAGGTTCATCGCACCAGCGGGACCGGGGAAGCACAGGTCGTTGTCCGAGACGGCGACTTCCAGGGGGCGATCCAGGATGATCGTCTGTTCGCCAGAACCACTCAGGTAGGACTCGATCACGGTGTACTTGCGACGCGCGGTGCTGAGACCGAAAGCCACAATCTGCCCGACGGCGGGGGCTTTGGTCCAGCCGTCCACGACGATGCCCGAGACCCAGCCGAGGGCGTAGTTACCCTTAGCGGCACAAGCCTTGTAGACGGTCAGGGTCGCGCCCGCGAGGGTCGCATACTTGTTCGTCTCGCTCATGGTCACGGCCGTGGTGTCCGTGGTGGCCGTGGAGGCGGTGGCATACGTGGGCTGGTCATTGCCGTCCACGACGCAGAATTCGCCCGGAGCGACCGCGTGACCGGTCACGCCGACCGCTTGCGTGGCGACCGCTGCACCAGCCGCGAGGGCGTTGGTGACGGTGCCGGTGGCCACGTCGCAATTGGCGAGCGTGACGCTGTTCACATTCTGATCCATGTAGGTGTCGAAACCGAGAATGCGGCCCAGGGTCGCGCTCTCCAAAGCCGAGCCGAAGTCACCGCGCTGTTGGGCGGCGATGAACAACTCGTTCTTGAGCAAGGCGGTCTCGGAGACGGGAGCCAACACGAGGTTGCGACCGTCCAACGGGGCCTTCTGCACGTTGAGTTGCTGGCGGGCTTCCAGCACATAGTCCTTGCTGTTCGCCGAGCCGAGGTTGGCCAAGCGGCCAACGCGGGTCGTGGGCGTGCCGAGGAACTCGTGAACGCGGCCCAAGACGGCGCGATCCACCGAGCGGGCGATGGTCATCATGCCCGGACGCAGGTAGATGTCCACGAGGTCCTGGAAGGACTTGCTGGCTTCGCCGTCTTTGATCGTGAAGCTGTTGTAGAACCACTGGTTCAGCGAGACCTGGACATTGGTCGCCGTGGCGTCCTGGGCGGCCAGAACGTCGCCGTCCTTCTTGCGGCGAATCTGGAACGTGCCGGGACGGCGGGTGTTTACCACGTCGCCGAACTGGCGGATTTCGTTCTCGAAATCACGATGCACGAGGTTGGCGATCACCATGTTCTCTTGCAAAATCGCCAAGCCTTCGTTCGCCCAGATTTCCGGAATGAACGCGCTGTTGTCGTTGTCGTAGCAAGCAAGGCGGGCGCGGGTCAGGTAGAGAGGATTCATTGTCGAACTTTCTAAAAAGTTGTTCACCGATCCCAAGAAACGCTGCGGGCCGTCTACATCGACGGCCCAGCCTCAGACGTTCTCAAGAAAAGCAGCGAGCCATCGTGGATGGCCCGTTCTCGAACAGATTGTTAAACAACCCCTGTTAGATGTTGCGGCGTTTGTCACGTCGCAAGCCGAGCAACTCAGGGTTCTTTGCCCGAACTTCGGCATACTGCTGGGGTGTCAGCTTTCTGAGGTCCAGCTTGCCATTCTGACCCGACGCTAGGCCGCCGGTTGCCGAACTCGAACCAATGCCACTTACGACGCCAGACTTGAAGAGGTTGCCATAGATGGCGGGCGACTCCTTCATGCGTTTCACGGCTGATTCGGGTGTGTGAAGGGTCACGACCGTTTCCCCGGTGGCAGCGTCCACATCGGGGAAATCGACCACGACCTTGAATTTGCCTGTGCCCTTGTTGGTCTTCTCATCGGTAACTTCGCTCAGGCGGGTGATCTGACGGAGGATCGTCATCACCTGGGCGGGCTGGAAGGCGTCACCGGTCACGGCGGCATCTTGCAAGGATCGCTCGATCATGGCCTCGCGGAAGCGGTTTTCCCACTGCATGCGGCCTTTCTTCTCTTCTTCGAGCTTGCTGCCATACTGCTCTTCCAACTGCTTCTTCTCGTAGGCCGCTTGCTGTTCCTTCGTGCGGGTTTCTTTCTGCATGTCCTCCAGCCGTTGGGCGAGTTGCTCACGCTCTTGAGTCGTGAGGTTGCGGCTGGCGAGGGTCTCCTCCAACGTCGCCTGGATTTTGGCGACCTGGGCTTGGTGCTTGCGGCGGTCCTCGGCGAGAATCTTATTCAAATCTTCCTGCGTGAACCTCGCGTCAAGGCCGGTCCCGGCGGCTGCGGCTGCGGCTGCGGCTGCGGCTGCGGCTGCGGCTGCGGCATCGGCGGCGTCATCAAAACAGACCAAACGAGCGCGAGAATTGGACTTCATCATCGAGATACTCCCCCTACATGATTGAACTGGACCCATCTGCGTAGGTTACAGTGAGTCATACCACCCCGAATATAGAGCCTTGCGGGTAAGGCTTGCTGCCGACGATGACAGCAGTTGGCGGCTGCGAACGCAGCCAGGGACCAACTAAATACGTGAGAGTTTTAGGGCGTCTCCATCGCGGAGGAAAGGACGCAAGAGGTTCCAGGCGACGGCATTCGGACACATGTTGAGGAGGTGCTCAATTGGCACCTGCCCGCGTTCGTAGTGCGTGCGTACTTCGCCATACCCATGCGACGTGACTTGGAGGTTCTCCAACTCAAGTTCGGGGTCTTTACCGTCAAGCAGGCTGTGGGCAATCTCGTAGCAGGCTCGCAAGATGGTGCTCGGCACAGCCGTGTCGGGACCACGCGGGAACTCCAACGGCTGCGCCTCTTCGGCGGCTCGTAGCTGGGCGGCTTGCTGTTCGATGATTTGCGTCGAGAGGAAGGGGTCGCTCGGATAGAAGAGCGTGGGCATTGTCTGCTTCAACAGCCAGACCGTGTGCCGATCCCCTTTGAAGTTCAAGGCGTCGATAATCTGCGTGGCGGCATAAAGTGCCTTCGGCTTGTCGCTGGCGTCCGCCTCCGACCAAGCGTGCTCATGAAGCCGCATGGCAAAGTAGGCGTCGGCGTCGGCGACCGTCCCGTAGAAATCAAAGGTCATTGCCATTGTTGTATCCTTTCAGCCAAGCGTCATCGGGATGGGCATGGACCGTATTCCAGCCCTCACCCCACAAGTCTTGGAGTTGTCTGAAGTAGGTTTCGTAACGCCAGCGAACGGCATCCATCGCGTAGTTGGCGACCGCCCGGTTGTGCGTATAAACGGGGTCGAGCGTGTGAGCCTGTTTGGCAGCCCACACGAAGTCGTTCAGTGTTCGACAGCGGAAGCCGGTCTTGCCGTGCTCCACGGTCTCGGGGAACGCGCCCCAGTCGGTCGTGATGGCGGGTGTGCCAGCCATTTGTGACTCGATTGCCACAGCCCCAAACGGCTCGACATACGTAGTGCTAATGAAGGTAGCAATGGCATTCTGGTAAAGGCTCGCCCGCTTGTCGCCCGTGGCAAAGCCGACGTATTCCAGGTTGTCCCCTTCGTAGACCTCGCCATCCGAACAGTAGATGCGGTTGCCTTCCACCTTCGTGCAGCCCTGCCCGGCGATCTTCAGCTTCGCTCCGATACGCTTACAGGTTTCTACCGCGATGTGGATGCCCTTCCGCTTTATTAGACGACCTAGGTAGAGATAGTAATCCTGCTTCTTGATTTGCAGCGGATAGTCGGCAGGGTCCAGGTAATTCTGGATTACGCAGTCATAAAAGCGGCCATCCGGATCGTGACCGCCCTGGGCACCCCAAATCTTGTGCATGTGGGCATAGCTCTCGAAGACCCGGTACTGGGCGAAGGTGCCGTTGTAACCGATTCCGTACTCCACAACCATCACGTCCGCGCCAACCTGGGCGGCCAGCGGGATGTTGATCGTGCCCATAATCACGCAAACGAAATCGCCGGGCTGCTTCCGCTTATTGATCTCGGCGGCGGCGCGGTCGTTGGTCAGCGTCCAGTAAGGTGCCCGCCCCGACCAATCGACCTCGTAGAGGGCTCCTGGATTGTAGGGACCGAAGAAGCCTTCCTGCTCACTTTGAGACAGGATTTGAACATGCTCGTCGCACGCCACATCGCTGCCCTCGACGCCGTAGTGAAATACCGTGTGACCGAGGCTTTTCATCATCTGGCAGAAGTGCAGAATCTTCATCGTGAAGGCACACGCCGAATGGTGCATATTCGTTTGCGTGTGGGGCAAGGCAACGACGTGGAATCGCATGAAATCTCTCGCTAGGGTTTTGGATACTGGGCCTTGATGGCGGCAACCGTGTCTCTCCACACAGTCGTACCGTTGACTTGATCGTGATAGATCATGTCGAGTTGATCGGAGACTTTCGGGTAAGCCGCCGCCCGCAGATCGCGGTAGACGGCGGCCTTCTCCTCGTCCGTTCGCGGATCAGGATCGCCGGGGACGGCTTCTCCGCTATACTGGACGATCTGGGAGCCGGGGAGTTGTGCCCCATAGAGCGGGACGATCTCCTCCACTTGGCTTTCCAGGTGGGTGGCAAATACTTTGCCTTCATTGATGACAAGTAGCATGACTATTCCTACGCAAGGTTATAGGAGCTGTTGTTACCGGCTGTCGTGCCCTGGATCGGGCTTTGCGCATTGGAGTTGCCGTTGCCTGTGAACGTGCAACTGCTGCCACCTATTGACGCGCTCAGAGTCAGGGTGGAGACGCTTCCCGCAGCGTTATAAGAAATGAGGGCAGTGGCAAAATATACGATCGCGCTTCTGCAAATGTAGCAGCCCCAACTGATATTATCCGCGAGATACCCCTGGGTGACCGTCACATTGGACGTGTCCTGAACTTGCAGGCCACAGATGGCGCAGCCAACGACCGCGACGTAGTACAAAGCTAGATTGCTTGTGCCCGCCGCGAGGATACCGGCGTAGGAGGTGATTCCATTGACGACAACATAAGTCCCGGTGAGCACTGCGGCATAGGCGTTAATGCCATAACCACAGTTGCTCATCGCTACATTATTGAGACAGTAGCAATTAGCTGCTGGCAGAGTTAGGGCAACGAACCAGTTCGTCACCCCCATGTTAACGAGACTGGCATTGCCGCCCGTAATGGCATTGTAGGTAGCTGTGCCGGGGCCGACAAGAACAAGGTTGCTCATCGTCTGGAGCGTGTTTGAGAACTGATTGTTGCCACCCTCAAGAACGACGCCGTTTGTAGAACCAAAAGTGAAAACCGTATTGAGCACGGTCACGGGTATTGCTGTCAGTCCGGTGAGCGTCCCACTCGAACTGGCGGCATTTGTGGTAGCAGTGTTGACCGCCAAAGTTATCGACGTGCCGGAAACATTGGTTACTTTGTGGCAGCCAAAGATGTTCCACCAGTGGGTGCAAGTGCCGCTGAGCGTGCCGCGCGAACTGGCGGGCGTTATCAAAAGGTAACTACCGATTGCGATGCCGGTTGCATTGGCGACGACAATCACCACCGTCGAGACATCGCTGCTGGGAGCCCCGAAGGATGTGACGCTGGCCACCGTGGTCGTGGTTGGCGTAGGCCCGGCGATGATAATTTGTGAGCCTTGCGGATGATTGATTATGATGCCGGGTACGCTCGTATAACTTCCGGCGGCGACGTTGATCGTGACCGTGACGTTGGGCGAGATCGTATAGTTGCCCAGGACAGCCAAAGCCTTGGCGACCGACTTCCAGGGATTGCCAACCGTGCCATCGCCCGTGGTGTCGCTGCCCGTGGTGGCGACGTAGACGTTGAGGGCGGCGTTAATCAGCATAGGCGGCGGATAGCCGACCGGGAAGAGCGAGCCCGCCGCTCCGAGAGATAGTGTTGGAACAGTTAGCGTTGTACCATCGAAAGTCAGAGACGAATAACCCGTCGCAGTCACGCCCGACGCTGCCACAAGCACTTGAGAGGCAGTCAGGCCGCTGAATTGCAGGCTGGCGGACGTGTCGAGCGTATCACCAGCTTGCAACTCTTGAATCAATCCACTGGCAAGCACTAGCGGTCGTTTATAAGCCATAGTGTTGCCTCTTGGTTAACTGAGTGTAAATGAGCCGACATTTCCTGAGACAGTCGTACTAATCGCAGGCGTAACCGTGCCACTAGAGTTGCCACTCAGTGTCGTGCTCGTTCCACAGCCTGCCGCATGTGACATATTTTGGACGATTATGCCGTAACCTGTATTACTGGTGGAAGTACAACTACCGACCCAGGCAGATGACATATTTGCTATCCAAATCCCGTGGTTGCTATTCGCATTTGCCGTAGCAGATCCAAGTGTGGCGAACGAGGCCCAACTTACTAGATAACCTTGATTGCCATTGTTTGATGCCACGCAACTTGTGCAATCGCCGGACGATGTTTGCTGTACTGTTACACCGCCGCCTACATTATATCTGCTTACCGCTGAGTTAAGATAGGCTGCCGATGTGTTTGTAATATAGAAACCAGTACCGCCATTATCGCAAGCGACACTGCTATTTAGTTGTGCGCTGGAGCCATAGCTTATATACGCACCAGAGGATGAGTTTCCAACAAAGTTACTGTTGTTCGCAATAGCCTTACTGCCAGCGGTCACAGTAAATCCAGCACTACAACCATTTGCCACCGTAGACTGCACTACGGCAGCAGCCCCGGTTGAAATGTATAAGCCGGTTACACAGCCGCTACAGCAGAGATTACTTCCAATAATCAGGGTATTAGCACCAGCTACAAGACCATAGTTCCAGGTCGTTATACCGACCGAAGAACCGCAAGTGATACAACCAACTGTCAGCCCGGTCCCAGAGCCATTGCCAACAAGGATCACTTTATCCAGAAGGCCGAGAGCAAGGGGCGGATTTGCTTGTATTACGATGCCATTGACACCGCCTGTAAATGTCAGTATTGACTTAACAGTCGTAATGTTACCGGTTATCGCGCCTGACGCCTGATTTGACGACCAGGATTTCACGGAAATTGTGACTGCATTGCTTGCAATATTAGTGATCTTGTGGCAACCGTTCAAAAGCCAGCCGTGGCTCCCGCCTGTCGCATTAGAGATCAATATGTAATCATTGACCGCCATATTGGCGGATGATGCTACGTTAATCACAGCCGAAGCCGAGCCACCGGAGGGAATTGCGAAGGAGGTAATACTACCCGACAAGGTTGTCGTGTAGATGTTCGTCCCCGTGATATTGATTTGAGCCCCGTTCGGATGATTGATATTGACTGCGGTGCCTGTGCTGTATGTACCGTCACCAAGATAAATGGTTACGGTAGCATTTGGAGCAATTGCATAGCTATTGAGATAGCTAATAGCTTTACCCAACGATGCCCAGGGATTACCGACCGTACCGTTGCCCGTAGTATCGTTACCTGTGGTGGCAACATACAGGCTTAGGTTGGACGCAATAACTGGTTGAACAGGTTGCATTGTTGAAGGCGATGTTACCGTGCCTAGCAAGATGGGAGGTCCGATTTGGACATCGAGTTCCGTCGTGCTCAGCGCGATGCCAACCTGCACGACATACTGCCCACTGGTCGTTGGTGCTGTCGTCGTGATCTGACCGGCCATTGTTGGACTGAGGAAGTAAACACTTCCCGTTGTCAAACCGCCGCTGCCACCCGTGATCGCATTCCATTGAACTGCGGTTGCGGTAAGTACGCCGTTCGTCTGAACTGCGCCCGAGGCATGGTTGGCGACACTGGTGGCTTGTACTAGCCCAGTAACGAAGGTCGTCGCCGCAGCGTTGGCCATCGCCCAATTGAAATGGTCGGCGGCCGAGGTGTAGACTGGGCAACCGATAGGGGCTGCCGATGTGTTATCATTGGTGAGGGAGACGATGCTGCCTGCCGGACCTGTCGCGCCCTGCGGACCACTCGGTCCTGTCGCTCCGACGTTGCCCACTGCGCCTTGCGGTCCACTTGGTCCCGTTGCCCCGGAGGCTCCATTGCTGCCTGTCGCGCCTTGCGGTCCACTCGGTCCACTCGGTCCACTCGGTCCACTCGGTCCACTCGGTCCACTCGGTCCACTCGGTCCCGTGGCCCCGACTGCCCCGGCAGCACCAGCCGTGCCTTGCG